CTCAAATTAGACAACCCGCAAACTATCTTATTGATAGAGTACAATGTTATAAGTGTTGGCACACACACCTATTAACAAACATACTCGGACCAAAATGAAAATAAATATATCAATTAATAGTAAAGAATTAGCTACTCTTGTAGGTGACAGTAGAGATCCTATTAAATATGACTTTGAGATAGATATTTATACAGAGTCACAGAAAACTATTAGTAAAAAGCAGGAGACTGCCATTCTTGGCAGTCTTTTTTGGGCTTTATGTACCGTTTTACCTCACACTATAATTGCCCAAATTTTTAGAAAATGGAATACTATTGTAGAAGATTTACAGAAAGGTTTACAAGAGAAAGCCACCAAAGTTACTACCAAAGTAGTTGAAGAACCAAAAGAATAATTGCATATAAACTTCATGTGTATACCTTGTATAATTAGAGGTTGCACATGAGGTCGATCATACATACGGAGATAAGTAATGTATAAAGCAAGTAAAAACTTAGGTCTATACTATGAGCTTCAACTACTCATAGATTATATAGAAGACGATGACAATTTAAACCTTCTCAATGAGTTACTAGTTGACTTTAGAAAAGAAGGCATCACACACAACGATATTAAACTAGCTATTGAATTGATTGAAGAATATTTACCATCCTACATTGAATGTGATTTAGATGGTTGTTATGTGAACCAGGATATCGAAGGTATTCCCGCACATACATATTTTTCCGAGTTAGAAACAGAACGCCAGGAAACAAATGTCGTACAGACATTAGTATTAGCTTAGAGGTGAGAGCGTGAACACTCAATTGAGTGTTTTGTTTTTAATATATGTAAACTAAAACCAATGAACGAAATAAGAGTTGCAGACCTAATCCAACTAAACAGTGATTATTATGCGGGTCAATCCAAGAACATTCTTTACAGATGTAGTTTGATTGGCCCGTTTGTTTTTTCTATATGCAATATAGAAGAGCAAGATACATTAAAAATCCTGTTATTAGATTGGTTCAATCTCTGTGATAATTGTAACCTAGACTTAGTTGAGTCTTTGATAGAATTATACACTAATGGTACTATACAAGGTCAAAGCCTTTCTTTATATGAATTGTTTCCTGAATACATGGAAAGGTTGACCAATTATTTACTAGGTAAAGAACAATGGACTCCTCCTAGTGAATCACATACAGCAGCGGTAGATTATTCTACTAATCTAACTGCGCAAATACTTACAGATATTTATTTCAAATAATGGAGAGACACATGACTAGACGCGATCCTTTACTTGTTTGATTAGAAGGCGAAAGACGTGAGAGAGCTATCTTACGTGCACGCTACAAAGCTTCTAACCCTAAAGTGGGTAAAGATGGTAGATCTCTTGATCGTACTATTGGTATGCATGTAAAAGTTAACACAAATGGGTTAACAGAAGCAGAGGCTAAACAAAAGAACAAGCAAGCAAGCCTCGGCTAAGTATCGTTCAGTCCTTAATAAGGCAGCTAAAGACTTCCCTATTGATAAGGAGACACTCAGAAAAAAGATGTCTTGAGATTACTAGACGTCATGTCTAGAGGCTAGTCTTTTTTGTATTTATTGTAATTGATTTAATATTTTATCTTTAAATTTAAGGAAGGAATTTCTAATGCGTAAATTTGCAATCGTTTTAACTGGTATCGCTGCTACTTTAGCTTTCGCAGGTGTTGCTAATGCTGATACTAGTGCTTATAACAGATATGAAACTGAACACCGTTACAACGGTCATTCTTCAACTGATATCGTTGTTGATATTGAATCAGTTTCTAAAACTGTAACTGAAAGCACTACTGCTAAAATTGAAGCCATCGCTGAATAAATTACTTTACAATATATCATTTATGAAGTAATATGGAGATGCATCTCCTACTTCAGGTAATATGATAATATATAAAATAACTCATGCTCCTTCAGGTAAGTTCTATATTGGTAGAACTAAACAAAGACTTGAAAAAAGAATCAAACAACATTTCCAACAAACAAAAAGTAAAAGTATAATTAGTTCTCTATTAAAAAAGTATCCTAGAGAAGAATTTAACTTTGAAATTGTGGATGGAATTGTAGGAAAACAAACAGAAGATAACTTAGAGTGGTTAATAAAGTTAGAACAGAAATATATTGACATATATTTTGAAGACGAACTTTGTATTAACCTAAGTAAATGTAGTAGAGGTCCTGTTAAATATAAAAATAGGAAAAAAGCTACACAGTCAAAAGAACAAAAAGAATTGCTTAGGCTTAATCATCAAAAGTGGTGGAACACTAGAACACCGGAGCAAGATAAATTAAGAAGACAAAGAACAAGATGTTCTCATGAAGCTAAGTTAACCCCTATAAAAATGTTTGATTTAAAAAATAATTATATCGGATTGTATAAAAGTCAACGAGATATAATTAGAAGTCATCCTCAATTACATAGAAGAGGAATACAAAAAGTTTTGAAGGGAGAGTATAGCCAACATAAAGGCTATACATTTGAGTACGTAAAGTAATACGGCCCTGTATATAGTAATGTATACAGTGGAGCGCGTGAACTGTCTGGGAACCCTAAGTAGTATACTTATACTATATGGCAATCAGCAGCTAAGCTATATAGGGATGTATAGAAAGTTCAACGGATATCAGATGAACCTAGAACAGGTAATAATTCTGGCACGAGTGCGCGCTACCCTACTAAAAATAGAGGGTAAAGATATATCCTAAGCTGTCTTATATAATTTTATACATTATTTATATAAGCATTCTAATGAATGATGGAAACATACAGAACTATAGTTTAAACGACTATAGGATAATAGCCTACTGAATTTAGGCGATGTAAATGTAGCTAATGTTAATGTTAGTGGTACTATTGGTGGAGACATCGACTTTAGTGCTGATGCACATAGCTCTAACAATCGTCCAGTTGACCCTGTTGCAACTGTATATGTAACTGAAGTTAACCAACGTGACGTTACTCGTACAACTGAAAATGTTTCTATTGAAACAACTGAGTCATACGACTTTAGTGGAAGTAGCTTCGAGCATAGACAAGTAATTGCCTAATACTTTGTGCTCGTTAAACAATGTGAATTGCTGGAAAATCTAAGGGAGTAATCCTATGACAATCAGCAGCCAAGCTTAGATACAAATGTATCTTTGAAGGTTCAACGACTATTCCGCAAGGAAGTACAATTCAAGTGAATTGGAAGCGCATTGGTAGTGTTTATACACTATATGATATAGTCTGAACATCATACGAAAGTATGAGATGGGTTTAATCCCTGCATTAAATTAATGCTTTAATGTGAACATATTTGGAGGTAGGCAACCGCTTTTAATAAGTGGTTAATTAAGTATTGTAATTATAAAATTACAATACTATAATAAATAGACATAGCTATGTAGCTATGTAGCTATGTCTATTTATAAAGAAAAAGAGTTTAAAGAAACTTGGATGGTTAATAAAGATGGATTTATAACTCTAAACTAAATGCTAATATAGTACTGTAATATATAGACAGTGTTATGTTAGAACTTGTAATGATAGCTATGATGAGAACCCCCGTACTTGTTATAGCAGAAGAAACACAAACTTGTATAATAATTAAAGAGTCCGATATACCTACTGAAGGGTCCCCAGATCTAATAGACTTCTCAGATAATAAGTTTTCGGACAAGAAAACTATAGAGACTAAAATTATTTGCTATTGATTTTTAGAGAGCTTCGGCTCCCTTTTTATATATTTATAGGAGATATTCTATTGTTTAAAAACTTATTTGTTGGATTAGGTGTTGCTGCTCTTTCTCTCTTCGGCGCTGTTGAAGGAGCTAAAGCTGGTAATAGCTATGGTTATGGTGAAAACTACTTTGAGATTTGTAATGAATCTTCAATCACGGTAGCATATGAAACTGATGAAACTGATGATGTACTTACTGTAAAACCTGGTGATTGTGATACAATCTGGACTGATTACAGCTTCATTGTAATTGATTATGATGAATCAGATGCAGAAGGATGGCAAAACTATACTACAACTGTATACTATCCAGATGACTTAAGTTTCTACACTTATGATAGTGGATACTATACTATTATTGACCATTACACTTGGTAATAATTAACAAGTAGCAAACTAAGACTAGGTTTCCATGCTTTTAAACAAGAGCAAGAAGATACCACAGCTGTACATAGATTTTATAGACCAAGTCTTGGTTCACATATCTATACTGCAAATATTAATGAAGTAAACTACATCAGAGATAACCTCTCTGATTTATATAACTATGAGAACATAGCATTCTATGCGTATGGTACTCAAGAGTTTGGAACTCCTACACTCTAAATAGTTATTGTAATTGATTTATAAAAATATAGGAGAGATCTTAATGGTTAATATGAGATTGGAAGGTAAAGACTACGTAATTACACTTGATAAATCTGGTTCTATGAGTAGAGATGTATCCCCTGGGTACACTCGTTGGCAACAAGGTCAAGAGTACGTTGGTGCTATGGCTAAGTTCGCTAATCAATATGACCCAGACGGTATCAAAGTAATTGTATTCAGTGGACGTTCTAAAGTCTATGATAATGTAACTGAAGTTAAAGTTGCAGAAGTCTTTGAGTCTGAGTCTCCTATGGGTGGGACTAACTTAACTGGTGCTTTACAAGTTGCTTTTGATAGCTATAACAAGCGCAAAGCTGCTGGTGAAACTAACAATGGTGAAATCAACATTGTCTTAACTGATGGTGAACCTAACGATCGTCTTGGTGTAATGAAGGCCATTGCTAAATTCACTCAAGGTTTAGATACACAAGACGAGTATGGTCTTTCCTTCATTCAAGTTGGAAATGACAGTGCTGCTCGTGACTTCTTGAAAGCTTTAGATGATAGGCTTGAAGATGCTGGTGCTAAGTTTGATATAGTTGACACTAAGACTTGTGATGAGATTGATGAACTAGGTTTATCAATTGAAGACATCTTAGTTGCTGCATTAGACGATTAAACATAAAGGGCTTCTGCCCTTTATTCCATTTATTATAGAAGGTATATATGCTATCAATTTTATATGATAACCTTGACCCAGTCGATGAACTTTGCAAACAGCTGGATGAAAACTCATATTATGTGGTAATAGTAGCTTTGAGTAAGTACAATGTAGTCCATAAATCTATACTATATACAGGATACTCTAATGGGGGATATCGATGCCTTCTAAATCCTAGCTATAACTGTATTAAAACAGACTTAAGTAAAGCACGTATTAAAATATTATCAAAAATAGGAGACATCTAATATGTTAACTTTAATCTTGTTGTTTTTCACACTCGCATTCCTTGAAGTAATGTTAAGCGGGGACAACGCAGTAGTACTAGCATCTATGGCTAATCAACTTGATGATCCTAATGAAAGACGTAGAGCTCTTAATATTGGGATTGTTGGTAGCTATATACTACGCTGCGTAATTATTGTGAGCGGGGTATGGTTGTTTGGCAACCCTGTCTTTGGCTCATTTGCTATGGTAGTAGGCGGCGCTTACTTACTATGGTTATTCATTGACTTTTTCTTCCTCAACAATGAAGATGAAAATGAAGAAGTACATACAAAAGATACTAAATCTTACTCTCAAGTTGTAAGGGACATTATCTTAGCAGATGTGGCATTCAGTTTAGATAGTGCATCCACTGCACTAGGTCTTAGTAACAATACTATTGTAATCTTACTTGGCTGTTTAGCTGGTGTGATTGCTTTACGTTTCTTGGCGGGGTGGTTTTGTAAACTTATTGAAGAATTTACTAACCTTGAAGCTGCTGGCTTTATTGCTGTAGGTCTAGTTGGCGTACAACTATTTATTAAAGCCTTTACTGATATCGAGATTCCTGAGATAGCGGATATTATCTTGGTGGGGACTATTTTCTTATGGGGTTTCTCTAAAAAGAATGAAGAAGTAGCTTAATTATTTATATAGGATATATACATTAGATACAATGAGATTGATTTCACATAAAGACAGGCGAATTGTAAAGTATATACATGTATATAAGAATATGGAGGGTGTGTCATATAATTATAGATACTACCCTCAAAGCTCTCCTCCTCAACTAACAGATTGGCAAAGAGGTTGTTTATTAGAAGCTATAGAAGATGATGCTAAACAACTAGGATTAAAAATGAGACACTAATGGTTAAAACGGAAGATATAGCATTAGTAAATTAATAGGAAACAGAACATGATTGAAATTTTATTTGTGGCTTCTCAGTTCCAGTGTGGGGCAGAAACACCACTAGCACAATTTGAAATTATTGTTGAAGAAATGGCTGGGCTTAATACCCCTATATTTCACACGTTACAGGTAGGTGAAAGTATTATATTAGAACGTGACAACTATATAGGAGCTACTATAAATGACATCGCAAACGCAGACTGCATGTCAGTATTTGAATTTAAGGAAGCAACAGTTAACACTATTCCTAATCTACCTGGACTTTATAACCAACCTGACGTTGCTTCATACTTAGATGAACTACAAGGTGCGGAGTCTATATATTTATATGAATTTGGTTCTTTGAATGGTCCCTCTGCAGATTTCAATGACTTAATCTTGCGTATAGATTGGGACTATAAATCAGTTGAATTATATGCTGATTAATATAGAGCTATTATACAGTACAGAACAAAAGATAAACTATGATTGATACTTTATTATTAGCTGGTGCTTGCATCAGCTTTACTGTTCCTCATAACTACGAAGCGCACAGAATTAGATTCATTAATATTGTTACAGAAGATGCCCGACCTCCTGCTGCCCATATAGGTGGGACACCTGTAGCTCCATATATAGATCCTCCTATTAGTGGATGGCGTTATGGTCCTGAGATTAAACAAGATGATATCTACTATTGGGACACTCACTATATAGGTAGACATAGTTATATAAATAATGTAAATATAGTAGAAAATACATTACGGTTTGCAGATTGTCCCCGTGATAATACTATGACACCTAATGAAAAGATTGGGTTCACTACATTAGTAGTAGATACTTGGAATGACAATGAAATACTTCATGTGGTAGACTGGCATCTAAACTATAAACAACAAGCAGTCCTTGAATTTACAGGGCTAAGAAAACTAGATGATACTATTGAAGAACTCCTTATCATTAAGTGAATACTGGGTAGAAAACGGAGATATAGATTTTAGATACAGAGTAGATGTACATAGCTAAAGACAGATGAACATCCCTGTAAACCTAATAGATAACACCGCACTTAATACTATATGTGGACAAGAGTTGTCAAGTATCATACTGTATGTTATAGTGATTTCTGGTTGTTACTAATAACAGAACAACATAGAAAAAACTAGAGAACCAACTACATCTAACAGTACTATGAAAATTATAAAAGACCAAGCAATGAGCCTAATTCTAGAAGCTATAGGTAATCTAAAACCCATCAAAAGTGAAACCAGAGAAGACAAATCAGTAAAGATAAATAATAGTAAGAAGCTGCTAAAGAGTGCAGCACATTTAATTAGCAAACTATAAACTTATGGACACAATTATCATTTGTATGTGTCTACTAACCCTTATTATTAAAGCCATATGTCCCCCACCTATCGGGCCTATGGCTTTTGTTATTATTACGTTAGTAGTATTAAAATCCATTGACGTCGGTAATTCTATCCAATAATTAAAATATAATCGAATATAAAAAATAGATATGGAAGACAAAAGATTTGAGAAGTTAGAGAAGGACGTAAACTATCTTAATGAAGAAGGCTTTGCTGGTGAAGAGCAACAATTCATACTCTTCCGCAATGCAGATGAAGCCATTGAAGCTATACGTAAAAATCAAGTACCAGGAATTTCGTGGAATGAAGATGACGAGGCTAGATGGCAAGCCGCTATGGCTATAGATAGAGCCTTAGACAGTGAAGAGATTGAGACTGTCTGTGATGAATTCAATGATGGTAGTCTTGATGCCGGAGAATGGTTTCTAGATACAGACTGTGATATAGATAGGTTAATAGACCAAGGTACTCTTGAACTTCAAGAGAATTGGACAATAGATGAGAATGGAACATGAAACTCAGGAACGGTAGAAGAGTTCTTTGATGATATATTCCAAGACGGGGTTCAACAAGAAGGTGACGGCCCTGAAATCTAGCTAGACTTTGTATTGATTTAATTATATATAATTACTCTTAAAGGAGAAATGTAATGTTACAACAACGGGTTACTTTAGCTTTACAAGCAACTTTGATTCTATTGACTTTAAGCATTGTTCATATGATCGGTTCTGTCTTTGGTGGGCTAGGAATCATCAGTGATACTTTTGTTGCTATTGGTTTAGTACAAGCTATCCGCTTTGCTTTTAATAGTGATGTTCGTTATGAAGTACAAGAATCATTTGAAGACTTTATTAACTTAGAAGAACTAAGTGATGCCACTACTAATTTAGTTGCCGACCTTATGGCTAAAACTATCACTGTTGAAGATGATAAAGTAGATATAGTCATTCTTGAAAATATTTTGGATAACTCAGAAGTTACTAAAGAAGATACAACTCAAGCATTTTAATTAGGAGCCCTTACCTTGCATAGCACATTGCTATATAATCATATAACATTATGGACAAGTAGATGTGAAGAAGATTTACAAATCTTTTACTTGCCTGGTGAAGGTATTATAGAAGAAGTAGCTCCTATAGTTAATAACCAAAGTTTTGGTATATATAAACTATATGTAGGAGCTACTTATGTATTAGGACCACATAATTTTTATACAGCATTTGACGAAAGAAAAGAGGTAAATACTAGCTACAACATCTATCGTATAAATAGAATGTTACCTAGTGCGCCCAAGACTTATAAAGCCTTCAACCAAATAATAATGGCTGAGGTTATAGAAGCAGAGGTGTTATGGAGTAACAATCAATTGACTTATTATAATTTTATCTACGGAGATTAACAATGGAAGATTTTCTTACTGTAGCTTTGACTCTTAACTTAATAACACTAGCTGGTGTTATTTTATTTAATAATATAAAGAAATAAATGGAAGTATATAAACCTCTAATCACAAAGGAAGAACTTAAGAAACTTTGTAACCAAAAGAGACGTCTATGGGATACTCCTTTAGAACAAGGACGGCGAGTTATGCATACTATAGATAAACTACGCCGTCAGAAGTTATACAAATATGGACCAGGTGAATGGGAAGCTCAGCCTGAGAATAAAATCTATATGGATATAGCTAAAAATTATCATAGAGCACGTCAAGAACGTATTAAAGCCCGCAAAGAAGCGAGAGCTAAACAGAATGATTAAACATGTTAGTGTTTATGCCAGTGGCATAAAAATAAAAGACGGACCTGTTAATCACTATAGACCTGGAGAAGGATATACTTACCTAGAAAGTAATACTAAGACTACTAATGACTATTATTATGCTGTAGATACAGCATTATTAGTACCCAAAGAATCTTTTAGTCTTACTATGGCTAGCGATGTATTTATACATACACTAACTGTAGATGAGGATGGTACCTTCTATAATTTAGGTCAAAGTATTCTTACTGATAGACTTATATCAGCTAAAGTTAGACAGTTTTTAACAGGCCCTGTATTTAGTTTAGATAAAAAAACCACTACTATAGGGTTTGTCTTATTAGACCTTGAATTTTAATTGATTAATACAATACTAAAAAAATTAGAAATACTTAGCAAAACCGTTCTTTAATATTATTAATAGATATGGGACTAGTTGCATTAAAGTATGAATTTGAATATTTAACTGATTTAAAAGCTACAGCAGCCAATGCCAGATACTTTTTATCAAGTATCCGTCTTCCTACTTGGGGATACGATTTTAGAACTATTAGAAGCTGGTCAAGTTTAGTTGATACTATTAGTGAGTATCTTAAAAACAATAAACAATCTGAAGTACAAGAAGAGGTAAAAGAGGAGCCAGTAAATCCATCCGATGATGAATCTACTGAGTTAGAAAAAGAAGTTATAGTAAAATATAAAAGTCTTCTACCTAATTGGAAAATAGTTAAGCGGACTGAAGGAATTAATTCTATTAAAAACTTTAAAAGAGTTAAACGTTCTATAAGTTTATGGCTTCACCCTGATAGGAATAAAGACCCGTCCGCAACAAAATATATGTCATTATTTAATAACATATTTGATTTGATTAAGAAAACCTTAAGTAAATAGAAAGAAAATTATATGGGACTTCCATACACCCCTCCGCAGGAACCCCCGGCAATTCAGCAGCCTCCTACGGAGATAAACGATACTAATAAGCAGAGTCAAGAACAGGATCAGTTTCAAGATCAACTACAGAATCAGAATAATACTGTTGGTGAACTATTACAGCAACAACAGACTGAGTCAGATGCTGATTCAAGTGCTGATAGTACTAGTGTTAATTCAGCCAGTCAAACAAATATTCAAACCAATTTGAATAGTAATAGGATTGAATATGGCTCATTCAAGGTTTAATGTGATATAATATATCTAATTAATAAACATACCTATAAGCAATGCCGTATAAAAATAAAATAGTCGGAATATATTTAATAACTTTTAAAACAAAAGAAAGAACATATAAATATATAGGACACTCTGTTAATTGTCAACAGAGGAATAAACAACATCTTGATGGATTAAAGTTTAACAGACATGATAATCCAATTATGCAGAATCTATGGAATAAATACGGAGAGGAAGCATATAACTTTAAAGTTATAGTCAAAGATTTAAATAGAGAACTTCTACATGTAGTAGAACAATGCTATATAAATATGATAAAAGATGTTGAGAAAATAAATATAGCATCAGCTAATAGACATGTTATGACTGATGATATGAAACAAAAAATTAGTGATACTAGAAAGCAAAGAATTGCTAAAGGTAAAATTAGTTTAGCTCCTGCTATGAAAGCTAAGTCTCTTAATAGAATAAAAAGAGAAAATACTACAAAGTATAAGTTTACTCATAAAAAGACAGGAGAAAGTTTTATAGCATCTGTTACGCAACTTTCTGAAATGTTTAATAAAAAAACTAAAGTTATTAAAAAGAATATAGCTGAAGTATTAAACCCCAACTCAAGAAGTAAAGCGTTATATGGATATTATATTGACCGGACCAGTTAGGGGGCGACCTCTTTCTAAAAACATCGCGTGAATTGCTGGGAACCTAACCTATAGAAATATAGTAAGGCAATCAGCAGGCAAGACTAATAGGGATATTAGTAAGCTTCAACGACTAACTCATTGAGCCTAGAACAGGCAATAAAGAGACACGAGCGCGCGACACCTCCAGTAGGTGAAGATATAGTCTGATACTCCTTAGAAATGAGGAGAGTGTAGATAAAGAGCTGCACATAACATATGCCTGAAATAAGCATTGGAATTAACGGGTATGTAACTGAAAGAGGAGATTTCGGAGGTGTGATAGGTTTAAATATTCCTATTGGCGGAAGATCTAGATCTAAAATCAATAGGGCATTAGAAATACAAGTGCAAGCGGATCAATTAGCTTTTGAGCAGAGTTATGCCTCTACCTGCAGTAACATCCAAGAACAAGGGTTTATAGTTGCAAGAGACGCGGAGATTGCCAATATGCTTAGTAAGTGTACTGAAAACATTACTAAAACTGCAGTAGTAGCGCGTACTACGCCTACTCCTACTGTTAATGACAACAGTGAAATTATTAATCAGCTACGTGCTGAGAATGAACAGTTAAAGATTCTTATTGCTCAACTAGCAGAAAGAATTGATAACAATACTGTTAATGGTGGATATTAATACTGCGACTAAGTAATATGAAGTATATAAAATTAAGTTTAATAACTTTACTAATAGTATTACTTAGTCACACTCCTGCTTTTTCTAATGATGACAATCATATCTACTTAAACTTTACTAGAAAAGAAGTGTGTAGTGATAGAGCTAGGAAATGTTGGCCGGTAGCTTTAGGTAATAGTTCTAACCCCACCCCTTTTATTGAGGGGCCAACTTATGTACTAGATATTCGTAGAAATGGTTTTACATGGAGTAATCCTTTTACTGGTAAAGTATATAGACCAGGTACTCATAATCTAGGTAACATATGGGTTCAATACACTCAGGTGGATGGAATCCATATAGGTTTCCACCAAACACCCTACCCATCTATCCCTCTGTCACAACAACAAAGTAGAGGAGGCTGTATACGTATGAGCTCTACTGATATAAAAGAATTTGCTAGTTATGTAAGATATTTAGATGAGATCTACAGTATTCGAGAACAAACCCCGACTACTTACTAACCAAGACTTAATCTTTAGATGTCTTATGTTGTATATGGCTTGCACTTCTTTAGAAAAAAAGAATGTTTTGTAATTGATTTAAATGGTGGTTTTAACCTTAAGGACTATTACCTTTCTGTATCTAAAAAGTAATAATCCTTGTACATAATAATGAGAGTATAACTTATGACAGTAACTATCGAAAAACTACAACAAATGCTTAAACTCCAGGATAAGATGAATAGCGTCATCAATCCTGATTGGAGAAATGCGGGAAATGCTTGGTATAGAGCCGCATGGGTAGAAGCTGCAGAGCTTATGGATCATATTGGTTGGAAGTGGTGGCGTAAGAAAACACCTAATATGGTACAAGCACATATTGAATTGGCAGACATTTGGCACTTCTTATTGTCACAAGCAATAATAGAAAACTTAACTGCAGATATGTTAATTCATTCATTTGAAGAAGAGGCTCTCAAGTGCCTCACCAATGAATTAGGTGATGACCTAAGTCCTTTGATATTGATTGAACACTTTGTTTCATCTTTATTAGATGAAGGAAGGTTCTTTGACTACTATGGTCAGTTCTATCTTGTTTGTATAGCTCTTAAGCTAGACTTTGATGAACTATATAGACTATATGTTGGTAAGAATGTACTAAACATCTTCAGACAAGACCATGGGTATAAAGAAGGTACTTACATTAAAGAATGGAAGTCTCTGTTAGAACCTAATGGCTTGATAGAAGACAATGTCTATCTCGAAATGTTCATGGAAGAAGCTTTGCGTCATAAACCTGCAGACATCTATGGCTATTTATATAACAAGTTGGAGACACAATATGCTTATAATCTCTAGATCATTATTTGTAATCAAGACAACTCTTCATCGTATTGAAGAGGGGGTCTTAGGATTACAATCCTCCAACTATCGTGAGGAAGTTTTGAACGGTAACTATGTAACTGCTGTTAAGACTGAGGAAGGATTAGTATTTCCTAGTCTTAAGTCTCAGTTAGAGTTGATGTTGCCTAGTACAGTCGAGGAGTCTGAATGGCTCGTGTAATTTATTTGTTTAACTTTATTATTTAAATAGGAAGTAATACTATTATGCGTAATGCTTTATTTGCTGGTTTAACTGCTGCTTTATTATCTGTAGGTACTATCACTCCTGCTTTTGCTGGACAGTACTCTGATAGTAATAAAATCTCTGACTGGTCAGCAGACCACATCGAAATCCTAACTGAGTTAGGCGTGATTACAGGATACCCTGATGGAACTTTCCGTCCTGCTGAAAACGTTACTCGTGAAGAGATGGCGGTTATGTTATTAGAAGGCATGATTGCTCTTGAAGCATACATTGCTGATTCTATGTGGGCAAATGACATCTATCTTTATGAAGAGTTAGTTGCACAACAAACTCAATTGTTACAAGCATTAGCTGCAATTGATGAGTTAACTGCTAAAGAAGCAATTGAAAAGAATAATTTTATAGCCTTGTCTGTAATTTACAATGCGGAAGATGATGCTGTAGATGACAGTGCTTACATTTCTTTGGATGCTAAATTCCAGATCTTGTCTTTGTCTGATACATTTAAGCTATCTATTCGTCCTTTCGTAAATACCACTGGTGAAGCTGGTGCTGCCGCCACTCTTGATGCTAAGTTAGGTAGTAAAATTACTGTAGGTGCTGGTATGGGTTATGCGGGCTCTTGGAATAATGACTCAGCTTTAGCTGGCGATTCTGATGGAGTTGCTTATGGTCAAGCTAACATTGACTTTAGCCCTTCTAAAAATACTGTTATTACTTTAGGTGCTAAAGTACCTGTTCAAGGTGAAAACTCTGGCGACATTAACTTTGGATTAGGCTTTGGTGTAAAATTCTGATCTTGACTATGTTATTTAACATATGCTAAACTAAAACTTAGTGTATGTTAAATAGTATGAAAGGTATATATAGAATATATAATCAAGCAACAAATAAGGTCTATATTGGTAGATCTATAAACTTAGAAAGAAGACTTAGAGTTCACAAAAGAACTTTAAATAAAGGCAACCATTACAACATTCACTTACAAAACTCTTACAATAAATATAAAGATCAATTTATATTTGAAATTATAGAATGTATTATTACAAATGATGCATCGTATATAAAAGATAGAGAAGAATATTGGGTTGCCTTTTATAATTCTAATAAGTGTAGTCATGGATACAATAAAACTAGTGGTGGTAATGATGGGCCAATGTATCCTTACTGTGTAATCTCTGCTTGTAAAAGAGACAGAACAGGAGTAAACAATCCTTTTTATGGTAAGACTATGTCGAAAGAAGCAAAAGCAATACTAAGTGCTAAGGCAAAGCTTAGACCTAACAACTTTAAAGGTAAACACCATACTGATATAACTAAAGAAAAGTTGAGCAAGTTTAAGAAAGAATACTTTAAACACAATAGACCTAGTGGAGAAGATCCTACTATATACTTATGGTCACACACTTCAGGAGAGGAGTTTATAGGGACCCGTGTTGATTTGGTTCGTAAATTAAGAATTGAATATGGTCGTTGTGCTAGTAGTGATATAAGAAGTATTATACTTAAACCAGGCCGTACTTGTAGAGGATGGAAGTTAAATGTATGTCAGATAAAGTAAGACAAGAAAAGATTGAGTCTGTTAAGTGTCTCAAAGAAGCCTACGAGAAGGCTAAGAGAGAGGGACTAGTTACTTCTAGACCTCTTATACATAATGACCAAGGTAAGTTGGTAATAAAAGAGAACGACACAGATTTGTAATTGATTTTAACTAGTTAAAATACAACAGAAAAGATGATGGAAGGACAAAACAACAATCTAGTATGGCAACCTTATACAACTGAGGATGGCATAGAGATATTGATTAATAGTGTAACTGGTGCTACTGGCACTAACGTTATGGGCTACTCTAGACTATCTGGTATAGCTAAAAATACCCTAACTAACCGCTTAACTAGAGGTTATCGTTCTGTACACAGAGATAGCCTAGAAGTGGCTGAAATCCAGACAGGACCTGGGTTACGCTCTGTACACATTCTTAGTGAGGACATTATTGAGGACTGGTTATGGAGTGACAATATTGAAGTGTATAGAGTAATGGCTAAGGCTGGTATTCGTGCATGGATGTATAGTCAAGCTGGTTATACTATCAGCGCTACCCCTATGCAAAGTAGTAGTTTGGCTCCTATTAACTCTCGCTTAGATGCTATTGAAGCAAAGACTGATACTATCTTAACTATAGTACAGCAGCATGGTGCTAGTATACACCTTATGGCAACTACTATGAATACTATGGCTGAGCAAAACAAAGTTATGGCTGAGATTGCTAATAAGTCTTATAGTAGTCTTCAAGTTCTAGTGAGGACTCTTCTTGGTATAGAATTAACTATGGGAGAAGTTAAGACTGCAACTAATAAAGTACCAGGACTCTATACAAAAATCAAAGAGCTAAAAGAACTTAATAGTAAAAAGAATGCTAGCTTTTCTAGTCTTGCTTCCTACTATGAAAAGAAAGAAGAGATAAGAGAAGAGATTAGAAAGGAAGTTGTAATTGAAACTGAAGGTATACCCTCACAATTCAAGAACCTAAGTGAAGTTAAAAGTTCACTCAAGGTCAAGTTAAGTAAAGGCGTGCTCCCAGAAGTTAAGAAATGGATAGCAACTCGCCATCCTGAAGCTAGAGATAGTTTTGCTAATGTAGGTACTCTTTATCATGAGCCTACATTCCAAGAAGCTATTGAAGCTTTAGAAGCTGGTAAGAAGATACGTAAAGTCGGTGCACCATCTCGTAAGGGATTTGTACAATATGACTTACCTATTACTGTTCAGTAATATATAGGGGTTATGTGCCCCTTATTTATATAGAAAAAAGCAAGAGATTTACGTATGGTATTCTTTGTCAGGACTAACTTAAAGATCAACATCAAAAGTTAACAGCACACTTAAAGTTGCTGTAGTTAATTATATAGGAAAGCATAGTATGAAATTTATCGCACAGGGCACTATTTTATCAAAGGTAGCGTGTCAAAATGAACGTCATGTTAGAGCAGATCTTCTAAATAAATCAGTAGATGAGATCCCTCTTACATTTGGTTCTTTACGTATGGGTGTTAATCTTATCTCTTTTGATGATGTAGTTTATCATATTGACCGTCGTAGTAATAACAAAGATATCAAAGAACAACGTTTGATATTAGAAATCAGCTTTAAGTATGATATTGATGGTAATGTGATTGAGGCACATGATGTAGTTAATGAACTGAATAAAGGTGAACAGTTTGAACTATCTATGAATAGTGCTTTTATTACTAAGAACCACTATCTTAAATTTGTCAGCGGTGGTAAAGGGCGTACTATTAAAAGTTACTTCATCAAGTCTTGGGCTGATAAAATTAACTTTCTTAGTACACCTGAACTACAAGTAGGTACTGAACTAATTACTCCTAAACAAGTAGTACAAAAAGTATCACTAGATAAAGAGCTAATTATTGCATAACTACTGTGATAGTATAAAGTAAGATAGATTATTTTACTTTATACTAATGAAAAGACTACAAGAATATAGGACTGCGGCGTTTCAATACCTCAACTCCAGAGTCGACTATTTTACTGACCAAGTAGATGCATTCTTTGATGCGGCATTAAGAGTAGTATCTAAGTTACCTAACAAGCCTGTAGAGCATGATAATTACAATGGTATCTTAGGTATGAAACCTGTAATGGAACAACGTAAACTATGCTTACAACTATTACTACAGAGACTATCTAAGTTTGAGACTGTACAAGAAGCTGATGACTTAGTTGATGCCGCTATTAGATTACTTAATAGCTTAGCTGCCGCACCTAAAGGTAGAAAACCTTATGAGGCACTATTTAAACTACCGGCTGAAAAAGAGCCTAATGAAGACTATAAGTTAGCTAGTGAGTATACTATTAGTGATGAAGGAATTAAGTTAATTCATAGCTTTGAAAGCTTAAGATTAGTCGGTTATAAAGATCCTGGAAGCCGCTCAGGAAAACCTTTTACAATAGGCTGGGGTAGTACTAGAATATTTGATCGACCTGTTGAATTAGGAGAAAGAATAACTAAAGAGCAAGCTGATGCTCAATTTAATAAAGATCTTGCTTATTTTGAAGATGCTGTTAAACAATATGTAAAAGTTCCTATTACTCAAGGTATTTATAATGCTTTGACATCTTTGATCTATAATATTGGGGTGGCTGCTTTCATCAACTCTACTTGCTTACGTCGTCTTAATAATAAAAACTATGTAGAAGCAGCTGAGGCGCTTAAATGGTTCAAGAAAGGCGGGGATGGTAAAGTACTAGCTGGATTGGTTAGAAGAAGACAAGCAGAGGCTGACTTGTTTCTATCTTAGTAAAATATTAATTGAGTATAAAAATCAAATTAATTCATTAAATCAAAATATAAATTTATGAGTAATACAATTGACCCACAAGATAACAACGAACCCAAAGCTTATATGGGTAAAGACTATCGTAACAGTGTTATTAAAACTTTACCTTTAATGAAACAGTTTACTATTAGACAACATCTAAATACTGCTGACTCTCTTAGTAGAGAAGGTGCTATTGAGTTACTTAAAGACTGTATAGTTCAATTAGCTCAGAAAGATAAGATCTTTGGAGATATGCTTAAGTCTGGAATGTAATTGATTTCGATAAACAACAGCTTGATCTTGTGTTATATAACACAAGATCTTTTTTATAGGTGAATCATGAATAAAATATTGACACGATTAAATAAACTTGCGGAGAATTTATTAGAGAAGACTGGACGTAAGGTAGTGGCCGCCAGAGTATTCACAAACTGTTTGTTACTATATTTTGAACAGGGTAGTTGTAAATTTTTTACTAAGAAAGGATTTGATTGGGGCAGTGTAGGAAAAGTATACTTTACTACAGTCAATTACACAAGAAAAGCCATAAGTGCTAAACTATGGAAAGAATATGAGGATCTTATTAAATGGTATGAAGAATACACTAGTGCTACCCGTGTTCGTAGACTATGGCTCTTGATGGAATACAACATACGATATGCTACTTAAAGTAGGTGAAGTTAAAGATATAACCGTTTCTAATGTAGAAGATGTATACTGTGTATACCCTATATTAGAACCTAATCAAAGTGTTATGGAGTTATTGCAAACTAAGAGATTAGCTTTGCAGGGTATGATTCTATACATTTATATATGGCATCCCGATGAAGAGAAATTTATTCGCGGTAGGATTACTACCTGTTATTACACTTGGTTTGTATTGCGTAGAACTCATGTTAACCAACTTGAATATTTTGACTTCTTATACAGTAAAGAGCATGAGGATGATATTAGATATCAAGAGGGCATAGGTATTATTTATAAGGTAATAGACAACAATGAAGAATAAAAACAAGGTTCAATGGCAACGCACATCTACAGGTATCGAACTCTATGTGTTTGAACCTAATGATAAAGGTGTAGGTGCTTGGAAATTATATACTAACTCTAAGTGTTTCGCTCCTGATCTTAAAATGGAAGGAGCTTCTAGAGGGTTAGAAACTTTCCGTAAGTGCTTAGCTGCTGGCTATACACTATTAGATGTAGAAGGGAATGAGGTGGAAACGTGAGAATGTGGTTAACTAATAATAATAATGGTATTAAGTTTGAATTAAGTAAGAAAGAAGCTGAACGTTATAGAGACTTTAAATCTAAAGTTACTGAAATCAAAGCGTCTGAACTTCAAACTAGACAGACCGCCGACTTAGATGATGATTACTATTCTAAGCGTACTAAACTTACCGACTTTGCTATAAGCCTATCCTTTGTAGAAGGATCTATAGGTCACACAGTATATGTAAGCTGTGATACTCTTGGTTTAAAAGAAGACATCACAGATCACGACACTTGGTAGTTTAACTATTTAATATGTTTCCAATTTTTACCATTAACTATAGCAGATATACAACTGGAATAAACTCCAAACTGTCGAGCTACTTCAGATTGATTAAATCCTTTAGGTAACGATTTTATATATTTAACATCTTCTTGGCTAAGTTTATTAGTATGTATATCTTTACCTTTTGCTTGTCTTTGCTTTTTATTTCTATCAGTCATATTGTCTTGATTAGAACCTAGAAATAAATGGTTAGGATTAACGCAACAAGGATTATCACAGCTATGGCACACTACATATCCATCGGGAACTGTAGTTTTATTATGTAATTCCCATGCTAATTTATGTGCGGTATATTGCTTGCCTTTAAATTCTAAGCGACCATACCCTGACTTAGCATTACCTTTTGGTTTGCGTCTTTGTCCTTGCCATTCCCAACATTCATCTGGAGATTTTTTATCAGTGCGTACTAATACTGCTTCCTCCAATGAATCTGTTCTAGGAAAAGATTTAGATCCTGATACTCTACCTTGTTTAGCAGAACGACGTAAAGATTGTTGTCTTTTACATTCAACACATTCTTTCTTATTATTGTTATATCTAAGAGACTTACCAGTATTTTCATACTCGTGACTATTTTTGCATAGTTTTCCAATATGGAATTTGTTAGTATTATACATATAATTTATTAGTTGATTTTGTTTAATGAATATATTAATATTAACACAGGTAAAAGCTGGAAGTCAAGATGTATAGGATTTTGGGGCTTAATGGCGGGGGAATAAGAGGCTATCTTACCCTTAGAGTTTTAGCATACTTAGAAAAAGTATCAGGATGTAAAATAGCCGATATGTTTGATTTAATTGTGGGAACTAGTTCCGGCGCATTAATTGCATCTATGATGGACTTACCTGCAGAATATGTAGCTAACTCTTTAAGAGATTCATACAGAGATAGACTATTTAAACCTAATTGGTTAAGCTTTGGAGGCTTACTGAGGACTAAATACAATACTAAATCAAGAGAGAAGCTTATAGATAACTTAGTAGGTAATAAAACATTCCGTAAGTATGACTTTGCTGCTGTTTCTTATGATATGAGGTCAGCAAGACCAGTTGTGTTTAATACATTAGAACACGAAAACAATAGCAAGTATTTATTAACAACTCAATATGAAACTTGTGATGCAGTTAAAGCTAGTTCAGCAGCCCCTATGTACTGGGACCCATATGAACTAGACAATATGTTATTAGTTGATGGAGCATTAGTAGGAAACGATCCAACTGATGTAGCTATTAAACTAGCACTAAGTAAAAAGTATACGTTAAATGATTTATATATAGTAAATATTACTACTGGTAATAATACTAGACCTTATAATATTAAGAGCGGGGCGTGTCCTTTAAAGTGGACTATACCTATGATTAATATGCTTATGAGTAGTCAAGCAAATGCAACTAGTATGTTGTATACAAATGAAGGACTTAATTATTACAACTTAGATGTAGAGTTATTTCATGGTTCAGATGATATTGATGATATCTCTGATGATAATTTATTTGCATTAGAGTTAGATGTTGAAACCCTTATAACTAATAATCATAAAGCTATAGGTCAAATACTATTAGATCTTTGTGGAAGTTAAAATGTTAGAACAAGTTCTAGACAAACGATATAACTCTACTAAGACTTATTTAAAAACTAAAGAGGGTGAACCAGTCTTTAAGAAAGGTGCCCTCGATCATATTAATAAAGTCTTAGGACCTGAATTGAATTGGAGATATAAAACTCCAGAGGAATATTACAGCAATGACAGAATTGAAGAAGCAAAACAAGCAATGTCTATACTGTCATTCCATAGAGAATGCTCTCTACGGGATGTTAAGCAAACCTATCGTAGACTTTCTCAGGGTGATAGCTCACAGAATGTACCTGGTTTCCATCCTGATACTGGGGGTCATCCTCGGGCATTTGATATTATAAACCACGCGTACCGTATATTTAAAGAGGCGGAATAAAATTCTTTATTTACGTAACTATTTTTTGCAACTGTTTTACTAATTAATCTATTACTACCTGATAGTATTTATGTATTAATTAGTTTAATTTTAGGTAGTATATTAATTATATTGTTATTTATATAATGAAGAAGAAGATAAGAATAGGCGGACTAAAGATAAAAATTAGTTGGAAGAATTCTAGGTTAGCCAAATCTATATCCAACTTTTTTAGTGGACAGGGTTATACACTTAGATCCTATACTCTAGTACACCCTGAAATACTTAGAGAGCGTAAAATTTACAGGCTTTTTAAAGAAAAATACTGTGGGTTTTATCCCGGTAATAGATCAGTAGTAGCCCGACCTACTTCTATGATTTACTATAAAGGCTGTGCAGATTTAGGATGTGAACGTTGTTTTATTGGCGAGCTAATGTTTGAAGAATCCAAAGAAGACTTCTTTAAACGTAAGAACATTATTATCCATGAAAACATCCATGAGTATCAGATTAAACAAGAAGATTTAGTACTTGCTAAATTTGATAAAGAATGGGTTGAGGCCCAGGGACAATATCAGTGATAAGATTTATACTTGGAATTTTGGTCGGCGGTTACTTAATTATCGGCTTTTTAATGCGGTTTACTGCGCACTAAAAAACTAACAACGTTAGTCTTGGTTATGTAAATAATGCTGAGTTATTCAAGCACTTTGTTGCTTGGCTGTTGTACTATACTTGGTAGTATGGTATAATAAAAATGTATCAAATTATACAGTTTGGAGAGATTTAGTGGTACAAGATATTGCACGTAGATTACAGATACGTAAGCATCATCATACTAAAGAGCAGCATAAAAGAATGTTAAGCCGTACTTTTGTATGTAAAAGTAGAGCTTGTGACTTTGCTGTGGTAGACAATCGTAAGATTACTCCTGATATGCGGTTAAATTAGAATGTATATAGACAATACAAATTTGCTTCGTAGACCTCGTACACATTCTCATTGGAAATTTAATAAGCAAGGAAAAGCGCAGCATGTTTTTAGCAATGCTGCGCTTTGGCTTATTGGTGTAGATTATAATGTCAAAGACTATGCCCATGGTTTAGTAGACCTTTCTGATAGGCTAGTACTGCCTCAGTTCTTTAAAAACTTGAAGGTTTGTAGAGATATAAAGGTAGTATATACTAAGTTAGACCTTACACAAACACGTAAGCAATTACAAAAGAATAAATACTACAAGACATTTATTGGGAATAAACAGATAATAAAAGATTATGAGTGAACTAGAACTACAGAAATACTTACGTACTAAAAGACTTAGTACTTTAGAACAAGAGTATGGTATTGTAGCTAGACAGAGTGAAATAAACCCTGAATTATACTTGTTTAAGTACAGCCAGATTAACTCTCCAATGGGGGAACGTATAGTACAAGAGTCTAGAGGAATAATTTTAAATGGAGACAATAATTGGAGCATTGTTGCTCGCCCTTACGATAAGTTCTTTAATTATGGTGAAGGACATGCTCCAGAAATAGATTGGAGTACGGCTACCTGCTTTGATAAATTAGATGGTTGTTTTCTTAGAGAACAAACAATCGATTGTTGGGATGGCTCTTTAGTAAAAATAGGAGATATTGTTAATAGAGGATTAAGACCTATCTTAATTGGTCAAGATGCTAAAGGTAACTTAGTCCCTTCTTATATTACTAATGTAAAAAATAATGGAACTAAAGATAACTGGCTATTAATTACATTAGAAGATAAAATACAGCAATCTAGTACTAAAAGAAGTAACAAACTTAAAGTAACTTCTAATCATCATATTTTTATAGATGGTGATTATAAAGATGCTGGTAGTTTGAAAATAGGGGACAAGCTTACAACTTATGAATATAGAATAAATAATTTTCTCAAAGAATATATAGAAGGTTCTTTATTAGGTGATGGTTATATAAATAAACAAGGTGGGTATAGTGAGAGTCACTTATCTTCTTTAGTTGGGTTTATTCAATGGCAAAAAACTTGTTTAGGTAATTTATTTACCAGTGTATATAATCAAGTGTCAGGCTATGGTAGTAATATGACTAAAGTTAAAGCCCTAGTTAATATTTCTACTAAAGAATTAAAAAACAAATGGTATATAGATGGTAAAAAGCAGGTTCCTAAAAATTTAGAGCTTACTGATTTATTAGTTGCTAAATGGTATTTAGATGATGGGAGTAGAGCCCATAGTATCTATCAAAAAGACAGAGCTAATTTTGCTACTAACTCTTTTACTAAAGAAGAATGTGAGTTATTAGCTGGCAAACTATCTACTAAATATAAAGTAAGCACTACTGTGTTTAATAATAAAGGCTGGACTATAAGAATAAATGCTGGTAGGGATAATTCTATAGTTAATTTTTGGCAAGCAATCGCTCCTTTTATTCCTTATGATATCGAATATAAGTTACCAGAAGAATATAGAAATATTCCTAAAATAATTCCAGCACCTGAGATTGTTAAAGTTAAAAAATTGGTTTCTATATTAGATATATCTAGTATAGAAAATACTAAAGCTAATTTTCCTAGCGGGAGATGTGGTTATGATATAGAAACAAGCACAAATAATTACTTTGCTGGAGGTTTATTAGTTCATAATAGTCTTATAACTCTTTACTTTTATAAGGGTAAATGGAATGTTGCTACATCTGGAAATCCTGATGCCGCTGGTGAAGTATGGAATGAATCTGGGAAGAAGATTACTTTTGCAGATTTGTTTTGGCAGACTTGGAATAAATTAGGGTATAAAGTACCTACAGCTGATGGTGGCGAAAGTAGATTTGCTTACTCACATGGTGAATTAGAATATAAATACTGGGAAGGTGTCAGTTTCATGTTTGAACTAATGACTCCTTATAATAAGGTGGTGGTTCAACATAAAGAAGCTAAGTTAGTATTGCACGGTGCTCGTAATATAGACTCTGGTCATGAGTTATATATTAAACCTATTACTACTAAGTTTGGTTGGGAGGCGTGTTGTACCTTTCCTTTATATACTATAGAAGATGTATTAGCTAGTGCAAATTACATTAATCCTGTTGATAATGAAGGCTATGTAGTAATGGACATTAAATTTAATAGAATCAAAGTTAAGTCTCCTCAGTATGTAGCTCTACATCATATGAGAGATACTCTTAGTCCCCGTCGTATGTTAGAGATAGTTGCTACTAATGAATCAGAAGAATTTTTAAATTATTTTGAGGAATTTCGAGATCTACATAATGAAATTAAAGACAAGTACCTAAAACTTGTAGACTTGATTACTGAGGCTGTAAATAGAGCCAGACTATTTAATGAAGATTGGAAAGCAATTGGACTTTTTACGAAGGGACAGTTTTATCAAGGTACTGTTTTCCAAGTACTGAGAAATAACATTTCAGTTAAGGATGCTTTATCTAAAATGCCTACTAAGAAATTAGAGACCTGGCTCTTCTTTGTTTAGTGTTCTATACTTATGGTCCACTTCACAACCAGCGGGTCAGCGTGTTATTGATAAAGTTAAATGGGCTAAAGAAATTTTAAAACAATAAGGAGGGAACATTGAAACAAAAAGTTATAGTAACCTGTGGACTGCCTGCTTCAGGTAAATCAACCTTCGCTAAAGAATGGGTCGCTAAAGATCCTACTAATAGAGTTAGAATTAACAAAGACGATCTGAGGATGACTCTTCACGGTGGTAAGTACAGTAAGGGTAATGAATCTCAAGTAATTAGAATAGAAGAACAAATTCTTATTGATTCTTTAGTTAAAGGTAAAAGTATTATTGTAGACAATACCCATCTTGCTACTAGAAAAGATGGTAAAAACAAGCACTTTGAACGTATTAGACAAACAGTAGAGAACAACTCTGAACTATGTGGTCTTAGTATATCTACTGAACTTAAAAGGTTTGAAGTGGAGCCAGAAGAGTGCATAAAGAGAGATCTTCAGCGAACTAACAGTGTAGGTCCGGATGTTATCTGGCGTATGTACTGGGATCACATTGCAGAAGTTGAAAACTACAAGTTTGTTCATGAAAAACAAGATGCAATTATTGTAGATGTTGATGGTACTCTAGCACAGATGGAAGGCCGCCATCCTTTTGAATGGGACAAGGTAGGTACTGATTCTGTACGTAAGCATATAAGAACGTTAGTTAATGTTTATGCATGTAATAACTTTAAAATCATTGTTTTAACTGGTAGAAATAGTGAGGCTTATAATGAAACTGAAATGTGGCTTATCCATAATGGCATAGGTTATGACAAATTATTCTCTAGAGCTACTGGGGATTATCGTAAAGACTTTGTTGTAAAGAGAGAACTATATAAACAACATATAGAACCTTACTACAATGTGCATTTAGTAGTAGATGATCGCCCTCAAGTCATACGTGAGTGGCGTAGGTTAGGACTACCAGTAATTAACGCAAATCCATGTGATAGAGAATTCTAATAAATACTGAAGTAATTAAAGTAACTAAAGAGACTGGCAACTATATAGTTTTTAAACAAGAGCTTAATAGTAGATTTGTCGGCTCTTTAGTTGTATTGATATTAACGTCAGCTATGGCAGCAATGCTATTACACTGGACTTAAACAAGATCTGAATAAGGAGAGATATGACTACTAAAGTAAAGAAAGCAAAAGTAAAGAAACCTAAAAAAATAACTATGACCGAGGCTAAAGCTGAAGCTGCACGTCTTGGTTTAGATGTATCTCCTAAATATGATAAGAGATACTTAAACACCTGGTTGTTTACTATTGGTCAAGATGTTGAACCAGTAGAACGCAAACAAATAGTACACGTACCTAAAGTTAAAAAGAAAGCTTTAACTATGGCTGAGTTGATCGCATTAGCTAAGGATAATAAAGATGCCTCTTGAGTTAGCCGCGATACTTATATGGTGTAGTATAATTATATGGGTAACATTACTACTTGATTATTTACTAGACAAATGAGTAACTTCACTATAGTCGTTAATAGACGTGAGATTCCTGCTACTTTTAGAATGTATGCATGTCATATGACTACAAGAATAAAAGGTATCCAAACTAAAGACTTCTATGGTGAGTTTTTACGAGATACAATACTTACAGCTAAAGAGCTTGTCTCTTATGTTGATACATACCATTCTTATAAAGAAGAATGGCGACCTAAAAAACTAAATTGGACAAGATATGTAGGATTAACAACTGCTCTAAGAGAAAACTTGTTGTTAGCAGCATGGTATGGTGAATTCTTTTATGATAAAGGTAAAGGTAAAGATCCTTATACAGAAATTTATTTAGAAGAACTAATAAATACTGGCATTAACTATAGTAGGTTTAAGTTCTCTGATAAGTACAATTCTTTATATCCTTTGACTAAGTTTTATAAGAAGCTAACTATTGATTATGATGAGGAAAGGTATTACCCTCTATATGAGAAAGACTATGTTACCATGCAAGATATTGAAAAGGCTCTTGAAGGCACAGGTGTTACATATGAAGACATAAAAGACGATATAGATTTACATTCAGTTTTATGTCCATATAAAGATTATTATATATGGGGTAGTAAAAAAATACTTAATTGGCTTAGAGAAGTGGATCACTCAATACTGTTTACAATTAATATAAACAAAGTATTGAGTGAGGAACACAACTTATTCTAAACGGTCATCAATTCCGTTATTATTTAAGTCATAAAATTCTTTGTCAAGTCCAGGAACGCCACGAGGAGTCCAAATTCCTTGATTACCTTCAGTTCCTCTAGCAAAGATACTAGTAATAGCGCCAATTAAAGTAATACTTATTTGTATTCCTTCACGGGTACTAAACTCGCCATCAGCAAGAGCAACATCAATCTGTACAAGAACACTAGTTAAAAGAGTTAGAACGATAGCTATAACAGAACTAGCTGCAAATAAATTTTTACCTTCTTGTTTCTGAACTACAACGTGGTTTTTAGAAGTCTCATGTATTAGCTCAATAAGTTCATCATACTTATCTGTATGAAGAGGGCCACCCGCTATAAGAGCAGATTCTGTGTCTTCTTCTACATTAAGTAAGTTACCTACTTGATTCTCAACAAGATCAGATACCTCATCAGCAATAACTTTTTCTAAGTTCTCTTTAAAATTAAGATCAAACATAATGAATGATAAATATATACGCGTATACGACAACATACTTAGTGAAGAACAATGTCTTCACTATATAAGTCTAATCAATAAAGGGGAGCGGAAAGCGGGCAAACATGTCGGTATAGATGGGGTACCTATTGCAGATCCTAAAGTTAAACTATCAGAAGACATAACACTATGTCAGGTATACCCAGAAGAGTTAGAAACTCTAATGCGGATAACAGCTGGTGTTATAGATAAGTATGAACAAGATGTAGGTACACATATACCTGTGTATCAGACAGAACAATTTAGAGGCAGGGTTTACAGAGAGAATGCGGGTCATTATAGAGCGCATATTGATGTCGCCAAGCCACTAACATATGGAAGAATGATTACCATCATCTACTATTTAAATGATATAGAAGAGGGTGGAGAGTTATATTTTGAGAATCAAAATATAACTGTTCAAGCAAGACAAGGTAGAGTAGTGTGTTTTCCTCCTAACTGGATGTATAAACATGAGGCTAGACCTTCGCTTAAAGGGGACAGATATATAATGCGTACATTTGCTAAAGGACCCTAATGATTACACCATATGCTATAGTAGGTAACTTTAATGCTATAGGTGAAGTAAGCCGCACCGAACAGATTAAAAACCTTAAGAAAAAGAAAATAAAGAAGAGACTTAAGCCTAAACAAAAGCTTTCCTCTAAAAAAACTTATGCTAAGAAAACTACTAGGTCTAAGCGAAAGACCAAAGCCCGTAAGAAAACAAAGTAAGATGTTTCTTGATGTCCTTTCTTCTTTCTATAAACTTAATGCTCCTCTTGAAGGTAGCACAATTACTGGTTGGAATATCTATCCAGAAATAAGTACTAAACAATTAACAGGAAGAGTTGGAAGAGCAGTTATAAAAATATACACAGACAGAGGAACGTTAGAACTTAACACCTCTGACTGTGATATTGAAGTAACTTTTAAAAAGGAAGAAAAAGAATGAACAATGAATATATATGTGGCATCTCAGTGTTAGCTGAGAATAGTAATGCTGCTCTAACTGAAGTAATGCCTATACATAACTTTGCATTTAAAGTTGCTTTAAGTGATATTGTTTGCACTCCTAGAATGGGAGTTAGTATTCCACTAACAGTGGGTTTAGTACTAACTAGTATGGGACTATTTAGTATACTTGGTATACTTGCTGGTAGAAACAGCAGAAAAATATAATATTAGCCTAAAACATAATCAAGCTATAATGTTAAACTTACAATGGTATGACCCAGAGTTTATACCAAGAGAAAGCCAATGTAAGAGGTAACATTATGGCAAAACCAGGCCCCGCCAAAGGATCAAAAAAGTCTGCGGCTCATAGAAAAAAAATAGGTAAGTCACTAATAGGAGACAAAAATCCTAAGTATAAAGATGGTAGAAGATCATACAGAAGAATAGCAGGAGCTAAATCTGGTGATGTAGTCATGCATAAAAATGGGGATCGTAATGACAACAGACCTTCCAATTTAAAAATTAGTAAAGGTAAAAAAGCAGGTGCTAATTCTACCTCTGAGCATGAACGTAGTAAGATGACTATTAAAGAAAGAGGAGCTGGACGTAAAAAAGGTAGTAAAAATAAGAAAAAACAAAAGATGTCTATCAATATTAAAACATACAAATTATTTGGTACTAAAAAATAATTATACTGTGTTGTACTATTAAAAACTTATTCCTATTGGTATTAGAAATACTAAATCAAAATGGTAAATAAATATCCATTGACGTCAGTAATTATCCATTAACATGTGTTATTACTTGTATTAATAATACAATAAGTAAGTATAAAACTAATAAAAACCTACTCAAACAAAAAAAGTAAGACATGGAAGCAGATAGAAAATCGCTAGCCGTATTCAAATCTTATTTGCATGACGACTTCGGAGTAGCAGAACAAGACTACTATGAATACAAAATAGATAGAAGACATGAATACCATATAAACATAATTTATATAAATCTATTCATGCATAAAAAGCAGCGTACTTACCTTTTATAGCTTCAGATGGATATAGAGTAAGAGTGGCAGCGCTAATGGGATTCCAATGAAAACAAAGACAGAGTTAAAACAATTATTGATAATAATAAGTATAAAAATAAGCCTCCTACTACTATTTATAAGAATAGGATTATATGATACTGCAACCAGACAACCCACAGAGGTTAATAGACGTGTGTATAGAGATGGCCCCTAAGTTCGGCCTTCAATATGGATGGAATTTACTATATAACAATAATGGTGAAATACAATTAAATATAGTCAACGAAAAGGTCCTATACGGGCCTTTTTACTATAAGGGGTATAAAATCTATGCAGCAAGTTCAAAAAGAAGAAGCTGAGGCCCTCAAAAATTATAAGGAGGCTTGTTTAGCAGCCAAAGAATTTGAGAAAGAGTTCAAATGTATTTGTGCAGCGTCCACAGACAGGTCATCAGACCTATTTATTTGGACACATGCTAATTTCATAGACAAAGTAGCTTATTATCTATTCCAGTATAGATTCTTAGACGTGCATAAATCTAAGATGGTCTATACAGACTTACATAGTCAATATGTGACATGTATCTACTATGAGTAAAACATATAGACGATCCAATGAAGCTGGATGGATGAGAAATCCCCAGACTCATGGTTATAGGCGTGATTTACTTGGTGCTGAAGAAGAGATTAGAAGTGAATTAGGACCTAATTACCTTGCCGGCAACTTTGCAGAGATAAGTAGTATACCCACGGCTTATGATGATTTATTAGTCATGGGTAACTTTGAGTGTTTATCTACCGAAAATCATATGATAAATGAATTCCAAAAGAGGTATGATTATTGGACAGATGAGGACAGAGAATGGTATAAGTACTGGGTGAAGTTTGACACTAAATGTAACATATTTCGTGTTGGGCGTAGATTAAGCTATACCGAGGCAAATCTTGTAGATTATCTACCAATGTCATTTAGCTACAAAGGCAAAATATACCCTGTGAGAATTTTAAAACATGAGTGGTACTAGACAGTATTATAACTAGCACGACCATATAAGACAAAACGCGGTATGCGCCGTTATATTTAAATGGACGTAGAATGATAATAGAGCCTGGTAACCTATATAACTTCTTTAAATAGTTTAGAAAACCTTACTATTATGCTAATCAGCTGGTGGAAATATGAGAATAATAGACAATGCATTTTTAGAACCTTTTGTAGGACGGACGACTTGGGCTATTGATAAAAATAGTAATGAAGAACTATTAATACTTAAGCTTGTATATCGGCAAACAGGTAAGGTGACATATATGGCTACAAATCTTGATGGTAGACTTATCCAAGTGAGATTTGTTAGCTTATGGAGTTTATTTAAGCCTCAAACTGACTGCACTACTAACTCTGGTATTATTACCACAACGGCTGTAAGTCATAGTACACATGGTCTCTAGCAGTTAGAAAAATCACACTAGAGACCTAATTTTTCACTTTGCGATATTTTTTGGAATGGCCCATTTGAGTTTGAATTTGAAAGTAAATAGTATTGATTTGGTTTTGAAATTTTATATAGTATATGACGATCATGTTCTGTTCATTAACAAGAGAGACAGGTAACATCGACCACTATGTATTACAAATAAGTTGCTTAGATATCCCTGACTTAAAAATAGAAAGAGATGGAGTCTTATTAGAGACATACCCTTGTAAGCTAAGCTTATTAATATATGGAGGCTTTGATCCCGGCACGTACACAATAACTCCAGAAGGAAAGTATGTGCAGTATTTTATTTTGAAAGAAGGTAAAGAGGTAGAGTCTGGTATAATTAACCAACAACTCACTGTTAAATTAGAGAGACACAATTATGAAATATTTATTTTGGAGTGACCTACTATAATATTCAAAAGGAGCTTGTAGTTTATGATAGTAATAAGTTGCTGGATAAAAGATGGTAGATAAACCTAGATTTACATTAGAAATGTTTATGGAGCAAGGCAGTGAGGGGGCTCATTGGTGTGCTTATGATAATACTAAAGAAGGATATGAAGGTCTTATAAACCTAGGTAATGGCGACCATATACAAATCTATTCCCTTGGTGAGAATAGAAAGTTAGTATGGGAAGGTGTTATAGATCAAGATAGAAAAAGTCATAGACGTTATTATTATTGGATTGAAAAAGCTTTAGAAGCAGGTAGGGATGAACGGCATATATTAACAGGCTATGGCTATGAGACTTGTGAAATGTCTAATAAAGAGTGTAAAGATACTCTATGGCGTAACTATAGTCAGCCTATGGCTGCTGGGTACGATTGTCATTGGACACAGAAAGGAGTGGACCCCGAGGTCTGGGCTAAGTGGTTTATAAATGAGCTAGAGATAGTATTTCTATGACTATTACCTACCCATACTCTAATGGTGATCAAGTAGTATATACAGATGGTATGTGTTTTGTACATGAAAAGGATTATACTAGTCTCCCTGGTATAAAAATACAAACTATGAGTCCTACAAAAAAACCTCGTATGTTTAGTTTAAATGAGGGTTGGTGGTGGGTGCCTCCTAAATATAGGATGTGTGTTTTTACTGCTGATGAGATACTTAGCAGTGGGTTCTTAGATATTAATACAAGGATAGCTATAGAACCCCGTAACTTTGTCTATTTAGAAGAAGAGTTAAGGTTACCTCCTTACTCTCCTGGTATGTTAGATGATATATACTATGACATAACATTTCATGACGAGAAAAGTATTCTACAAGCACTAAAACAAGACTTGAGTATATTAGACTCAGGTAATCTTATAAAATGGAAGAATAAATTACAGGTAATAGATTTGCTTTATGGCTAATACACTTGAATTAATACTTACAATATCTGTTAGTGTGGCTTTTGCTGGACTAGCTGTTGGATATGTATACATATACATGAAATAAAATGATTGATACTGCTACTTACTTGACTGATATATTATCTGCCCCTAATATAGACAGACAGATTGCTGACTATCTAGGGACAGATCCTATATTATTTCCTCAATTAAATATATATGGAGGACCCAATCGTACTACAAGAATTAATCTAGAGAAACAGAATAGGTTAGAAGTAAGGTGGCTCGATGAACATTTAATTACAAGACGGATAGAACCTTGGAAGAGTGTAACTGTTCCTTACCTATCTGTTGTACTCTATATGTTATCTTACGTAATACAGATAATAGAGAGGATAGATATAGTAAAGCTCTCTACTTAAATAAGAGACAACACTCTTATGCCGCCGCTTATTTATTTGAGTTCCTTGAAGCAGACTCAGGCCCAGAGCTTGAGATTTATGATACTATTGGAACTTTTAGTGGAGATGTACAACCTCATATTAGTGGTTTAAATACCAAATATTACGATGCTGTGGTCGATGAGTCTTTTCTAACTGAAGTATTACAGTACACTAATAAATATAACTATTAATTATGAATATAAGTTCTTTGCCTTATAAAATTCAAGCTCAATTAAATACTATAGCTATACACACAGGTTATTCTATTGAGGAAATTTATTGTCTAGCTATTAAAACTGGCTTGAATGTAGTAGAAGATATAGTTACTCAACAATATACATTTATGAAAATTGATGAGAGAGGCAACCTGTTTGACTTGGAGGGAGGACCTGTAAAAAGGTAGGCAGATTCTATAAGAAATTGACTAAGATATCCAACATCTTGTTGGATATCATGAAATACTACTCAAAACAAAAACATATGGAAAATACAATTTATAAGAGGGCAGTATCAACAGTCTGGCGTGTAGAAACTGTAGATATGAACAGTGACATAAAAGACTATCTTATACGTAGTACAGAAGACGAGAAAGAAATCATTGCGGGTATTCTAAGAGGGTTTACTATTCTTGAGACTCACATCGGTGACTATTGGTCAGACCGAGTGTGCGCTATGTTCCCTAAACATGAGATTGTAGCTGCTGCTAGGGCGAATGCTTTTTTCGAGGTTATTCACGCTCAGGCTTATGCACATTTAAATGATAGTCTAGGCTTAGACGAGTATGAAGCTTTTCTTACAGACCCAGTTACTAGAAAGAAAATCGAATACTTTGTAGATCATCCTAATGATTTAGTATCTCTTGCTATATTTAGTGGTGCAGGTGAGGGTGTCTCACTTTTCTCAAGTTTCGCAGTTCTTTTATCTTTATCTAGAGATAGTAGATATAAAGGCTTGGCTCAGATTATTAGTTGGAGCGTTAGAGACGAAAATGAGCACTCAGAGATGGGTTGCGAATTATTCAGAGACCTTGTAAAAGAACGAGGTATAACTAAAGAAGAAAAAGAATTGATTTATAAAGGCTTTGATACAGTACTTGAGAATGAGTTTGCTTTCATTGATCAAATTTTTGATGGTAGAATCATTGATAACCTACGTGTTGAAGAGCTAAAAGATTATATGCTTATCCGTGCAAACAATAGACTAGAGGCTTTAGGATTAGAAGCTAAGTATACTGTGCAAGGTGAAGGTTATATACTCCGTGAGTGGTTCGAGCTGGAGGCATTTGGTCAATCTTCAAATGATTTTTTCTGGCAATCTCTTTCTGGCGATAACTATACATCATTACTATCACAAGATTTTAATAATCACGATTATAGTATTGTAGATTTAGAATTTAAGGATTGATGTAATTAATTGAATATGTAACTATAGATTAAAATTATGATAGAAAAGATGGACGTGAGTTCTTATAATCCCTGTCCCTTTTGGTTGAGTGACGAGGGCCTTAAGACTTTACAACGTGGATATTTATTACCTGGTGAGACACCTAGAGACCTGTATGCTCGTATAGCATACACAGGTGCTAAGTATCTTAATAGGCCTGAATTACAACAAGATTTCTTTGATATTTTATTTAAAGGGTTTCTTGGCTTAGCGACCCCAGTAGCTAGTAACTTTGGTACTACTAGAGGTTTACCTATTAGTTGCTTTACAAGTCATATCTCTGATTCTATTCCTTCTATCTATAGCCATCTTAAAGAAGTAGCTATGATGTCAAAGAATGGCGGTGGAGTAGGAGTTTACTTAGGAGATATTAGGCCTTCTGGTGCCCCTATTAAAGGAGGAGGTGTTAGTACAGGTATTGTTCCAGTAGCTCAACAATACGATAAATGTGCTGGATATGTCAGTCAAGGTGGGTTAAGAAGAGGTAGCTTTGCTTTTTATCTACCTATTGAACATCCCGATGCTTATGAATTACTACTTGCTAAAGACCATTTGGAAGGAGATCCTCGTCAAATGATTGACAGCAATGTGGCTTTTACTGTTTCTGATAACTTTATGCATAAAGTTATGTCGGGTGATGAACAATGTAAAAAAGTGTGGGCTAAAGCATTAGAAATGAACCTTAAGGTAGGAAGTCCTTACTTTATTTTTATAGATAATATAAATAAACTTAACCCCCAGTCTTATCTAAATCACGGTTTGAAAGTCTCTAGCTCAAACTTGTGTTCAGAAATTACATTATATACAGATGAAAATCATAGCTTTGTTTGTTGCTTATCTTCTTTAAATTTATTCAAATGGGATGAGTGGAAGAACTGGGTAGGTATGAACAGTGGTAAGAGTGTAGTAGAACTATCTATTTATTTACTTGATGCTGTAATGGAAGAGTTCATTCGTCGTGCTAAAAACATGACTGGCATGGGTAGAGCTGTTAGGTCTGCTGAAAAAGGTAGGGCTTTGGGTTTAGGCGCGATGGGATTGCACTATCTTTATCAAAAGAAAATGTTACCTTTCAAATCTAAAGAAGCTCGTGAATTAAATATAGAAATATTTAAAACAATTCAAGAGCAGGCTAAAAAAGCTTCTAGAGACATGGCACTAGAATATAGTGAACCTGAATGGTGCGAAGGTACTGGTATGCGTCATACTCATTTAACAGCAATAGCACCTACTAGGACTAACTCTGTTATTAGTGGTGCTTTTAGTCCTGGAATTGAACCCATCGATAGTAATAGCTATACTGCTAAGCAAGCTAAAGGTTCTTTTATTAGGAAAAACGGACTACTTAAAGAGCTACTTGCTAGTAAAGGATTAGATACTCCGGAAGTGTGGGATAAAATCTTACATGACAATGGTAGTATTATGAACATAGACGGTCTTAGTATTGCAGAGAAGTTAGTCTTCTTAACTGCACGTGAAATTGATCCTGAAGAACTAGTACGTCAAGCATGTGATCGCACAGAGTTTATCTGTCAAGGCCAATCTCTTAATAGATATGTCCATCCTGATATCCCTATTAAGAAATTCAATGACCTAGTTTTCAAAGCATGGGCGGGAGGTACTAAGTCTACTTACTATACTAAATCTTCTAGTGAGAAAGTTATAGCTAAGGTAGAAAACCAAGCTCATATTATTACTAAACCTGATTGTCCTTATTGTGATAGAGCTAAAGCCCTCTTTGCTAAGTTAGGTATACAGTATACTGAGTATCAACATGCTGATACAGTAGATTTTCCTTGGAAGACTGTTCCTCAGATTTGGTTTCAAGGCCATTTTATAGGTGGCTATGATGATTTATTAGAGTTTTTAGCTGTAAAAAACAGAAAGATCTCCGAACGTGAAGTAGATTATAGACAGCAGGTTAGAATAGCATTAGAAGAGGTTGTTCAAAAACCTAATGATGGTTCAGATTGCAGCATGTGCGAGGGCTAGCTTGTGAAGGTTAAGATGTTGTGTTATAATTAGTGTAATTCCATATCTGATCCCCTTAAATATTTAGAGACCTCTTAGTAGGTCTCTTTTTTGTTGGAGAAATTATGAGTGAATTAAATATGAATGGTTTCTTTGAGGCTATAAAGAAAGAACGTGATGCTAAGCAAGCAAAGAAAATCTTAGCAGAATCTAAACAGCGTGAAGATAGCTGGTGGAATTTATATAGAAAAGGACTAGTAAAATATGACAAGAATACAGTTGTTATCTGATACACACTCAGGTAAGTTTGCAATAGATGATAGTGTAGACTTTGTTATACATGCTGGAGACATAAGTAACTATGGTATGAAGCAGCGTAAGCCAGGCTTAGAGTGGGATAACTCAATCAGATCTTTTGAGAAGTCTGACAAGTCTATCTATTGGGTGCCTGGGAACCATGACATTGGATTTAAACATGACACTGTAATAAAAGGTGGCATTAATGTTATGGAGAAGACAGCAAACTATGGTGATATTTCTATACGAGGTATAAGTTTAAGTGTATGTTATAATGCACCGTACCTAGTTAATCATTGGGACCATATGACTGCTAGTGAAGATGAAGAGTCTAAGTACTTCTATATCTTCCTTAGAGAGTATGCAGACATAGTTGTTTCACATAGCCCTCCTAGTGGAGATATAGCTAGTGAGTTAAAGTGTGGGGATATTGGGTCTAAGTATTTGTTAGAATATATATATGAATACCAACCTGTACTAGTTGTATGTGGCCATGTTCATGAACCTTTTATTAGAGAGGTATGGATAGGTAAGACATTAGTTATTAATGTTGCAAGAATTAGTAGGGTTATAGACTACGAGAGCATACTAAATGAAAGAAGAAATAAAACACATTGTAGTGGGGACAGTTAAATCTATTGCTTATGCCGGTGGCATACAAGTAAGTGGATCTTTACTAGAGCTACTAATCAATGTTGATAACTGGGACTATGTAGATAGTAAGACACAGTTAATTAACAGTGTTACTATATGGTGCTATGAGTACCAACCGCCTGAAGATACTGAAGAATATTTTCTACAGGTAGAGTTAAGTACTGAATGGAAAACTGTTACAGCTATTAATGTAATTACAAATGAAGAAGAAAGAGTCACCGCCTACTCTAAGTAAAAGACTTAGAGATGCTATATATAAAGACATGCAAGGTGCTTATGACGAAGCTTGTTATGAAACATTCGATTACTATGGAACTCTTAATTGTCTTCAAGAGCTAGGTGTCAGTGCTATGCCAAATACTGAAAAGGTTATAGAAGAAATTGAAAGAATGGAGAACGATAGTTTCTCTAGACTACATGAGATTTGGGGCATGGAAAAACCGTTTGGCTTATCGAATCTTTCGTGACAAAGTATGACCCTACTATTTATTGCTGGGTACATAAAAACGGTACGGAGGAAATATGTACAGCTTATGATTTAACTAAGAAATATAGTCTTAAGAGATCTTATATTGGAAATGTAGCAAAGTATAAAAGAAAGACACATAAAAGATGGAAGTGCAATGGAAAAGTATCCTAGCTTATATAAATTGAATGCTCACGGTAAGGTACTTGAATGGTACTTAGAACGTGATGAAGATAAATATAGAACAGTATCTGGACAAGTAGAGGGTAAAAAGACTACTTCAAAGTTCACGACTGCAAAACCTAAAAATACTGGCAAAAAGAATGCTACGACTGGTGAAGAGCAAGCTGATAAGGAATGTTTGGCGAAGTACGAAAAGAAACTAAAGGGCGGTGGTTATGTTGCCAACCTTGATGAAGTTGTACAGTTTACATATACAAAACCTATGCTGGCTGATACATATTACAGTGAGAAGTGTGACCCTGAAACAGGTGAGGCTAAAATTACTGATAATAGACCTACTGATGAAGTATTAGCTACTGGTCAGTATGTACTACAACCTAAACTAGATGGCGTTAGATGTGTTGCTTCTAAAGATGGTCTTTTTACTCGTAAGGGTGAGAAGATTATTGGTGTACCTCACATTGCTGAGGGTTTAGCTGAGTTCTTCACCAACAATGATATTCAACTAGACGGTGAACTATATCTACATAGTGTAGACTTTAACGAGCTCAGTGGTAACATTAGACGTGAACCTGAGAATGATAGTGAAGAGCAAGCTGAGAATAGAGCTAAGATTAAATACTTTGTATATGATATTATCTCTGATGATCCATACCGTGATAGATTTGAAGTTCTTACTATGTTATGTAGTAGTTTTCCTGACAAAGTCTATAACTTAGTAGGTGGAGTCGTACATAGTAGAACTGAAATTGAAACTAAACATGATAACTTTGTTGTTAGTGGATATGAGGGAGCTATTCTTCGTAATATAGAAGCACCCTACCAGCCTGGTAAACGTACTCGTGACCTACTTAAGGTTAAGAAGTTTGAGGACGCTGAATTTATTATTACAGGCGTGCTAGAAGGTGATGGAAATCATAGTGGTCTAGCTACTAAGGTAGAGATAGAAGACAATGGTGTTAAAGTATATCCTTCTATGACTGGTAGAAATGAATTCAAACAGTTAGTACTAGAAGAGAAGGATGAATATATAGGGGGCCAAGTAACTATTAAGTTCTTTGGTCGAACACCTGATGGTAGTCTGCGACATCCAAGTGTCAAAGCTATCTATAAAGGTGAAAGAGATATGTAATTATTAGGGGATTTAAACTCCCCTTTTTTATTATGAAATTTCATGAACTAGATACGATGATGAGACCATATGAGACTAGTGTGGACCACAAGGTCTTACCTGGTATACATATGGTTGCCCGTTTAGATGGCAAAGGATTTACTAAGGTAACTAAGCGCCTTAACTTTGAGAAGCCATTTGATATGGAGTTTAGTAATCTAATGAGATATACTACTCACTATTTAATGGAGAACACTGGGTTTAAATTTATATATGGGTATACACAGAGTGATGAGATCTCTTTGTTGTTCGCTGCCGATGAGGGTACATTTGATAGAAAGGTACGTAAGCTTAACTCTACATTAGCAGGGCATGCAAGTGCCGCTGCTAGTTTAAAGTTAGGATTAGGTGAGCCTCTTATCTTTGACTGTAGAATTTCACAGTTACCCACTATACAGTTGATAAAAGACTACTTCTCTTGGCGTCAAACAGATGCTACCCGTAATGCTTTGATAGGTTATTGTTATTGGACACTACGTAAAGAAGGTCTTAGTGCTCGTAAGACTACGTCTATAATGAATGGACTAGGTGAAGCAGCACAGAATGAGATACTCTTTCAACGTGGTATTAACTTTAATAATATTCCTATATGGCAGAAGAGGGGTATAGGTTTCTATTACAAACCTTACTCCAAAAGAGGATGGAATCCTCAAAAACAAGAGGAGGTATTCACATTACGTAAAGCATTAGTAACTGACGGTGAGCTTCCTATGAAACAAGAGTACAGAGATTTTATAGAGAATTTATATGTGTGACAATGATAAATTAAGAAGTGAGCACGCTGAGGTGTGTACTCAACGATTGATATGTTTACAGAAAGCTATTTTATCTAACCCAGAACTTATGAAAGGTATAGGTACTAAATCTCAATTTAGATCTAGTGATATGGCAGAAGCTGTATACGCTATGTCTAAATATCTCTACAAGAATAGCGTAGAGTTTGCTAAAACTAAGTGATTGATTCTTTATTAAACGTTTAACTGGAGATATATATACATGACTATTAATACTGTACCTGCAACCCCTGACATCATCAAGGATTGTATTCTGGAATTGGCTAAAAGTGAGGACCTACGTAAAATTGCACCTTACATCTGGGGACCTCCTGGATGTGGTAAGTCTGACATTGTACGTCAAATAGCTAAGGAATTAGACTGGGCTCTTATTGACTTACGTCTTACTCGTATGGACAGTACCGACTTAACTGGTCTGCCATATCTACATGAAGAATCAAAACAAACTATCTATTACTTACCTGAGTTCTTACCTACTGCAGAGATGATTGCAGAGTGGGGACGTCGTGGTTGTATTATCTTTTTAGATGAGTTATCAGCGGCTGAACCTCGTTTACAAGCCTCAAGTTACGAATTAATACTAGATCGACGTATTGGTAAATATAAACTGCCAGATAATGTAATGGTAGTGGCGGCAGGAAATCGCCTTGAAGATGGAGCAATAGCTTACGATCTTACAAGTGCTCTCAGTGATAGATTTATTCATTTTAATGCTATGACTTCTATTAATTCATGGTTGAAGTGGGAGAAGAAACGTGCAGAAGCTGGTCGTCCTATTGTTAAGGAGATCAAGTCTTTCTTACAAGCACAACCTCAGTTTTTGGATGAAGGTTTTAAATCAACTGGTGCATCAACTGACGATAAAATTAATCCTAGTCCCCGTAAATCAATTGCGGCTTAATAGAGTAATCTATTAATGAACTAGAACCTAACCTATGTGCTTACAAATTGAGCATAGGGGTCTATATATACATAAACACATATTATATAGGCTATCGGGGAAACCTTTCTATTAATCATCCTACTATTTGGTTGTGCTATAGTATATCTATAGATATATCATGGTATAAAAGATGAAAAGACCAAAGAATTGGGAACAAAAAACTTTAGATATAAAAAGTCTAAATACAAATGGCACTCCTTTAAAAGAAGCAGTAAAACTTTATGATTGGACTATACCTATGTATAGAAATTATCATAAAGAATTAAACCTGCCTCGAACTATTGGAAGAAGATATAAAACAAATATTCATTACTTTGAAAATATAGATAATGAATATAAGGCTTATTTTTTGGGTTTAATATACGCAGACGGCTGTATATATTCACCTAATAGTGGTAAAAGTTCAAAGGTTCTTAGTATAAAGTTGCAAGAACAAGATGGCTACATTCTCTATAAATTAGCAGAATTAATTAGCCCGGAACGAAAACCAAGAATAATAACAGAGTATAATCAATTTACAGAAGAAAATGTTAATAGGGTTATGTATTCTATTAACTCTAGCAAAATGTACAATGATTTATATAAATTAGGGATAAGAGAAAGAAAAAGTAATTCTAATCTTTTGTTTCCTAATTTAGATAAGGATTTATATAGACATTTTGTCAGAGGCTTTTTAGATGGAGATGGTTATATTAGTTATAGAAAAGGACGCAATACAGCTTGTGTTGGGTTTGTTTCTACAGATAATAATTTCCTCTTAGATATTGCAGCTTTATTCGCTTTTAAGTTTTGCAATGGTATTAAGAATAACAGGAAACTACCTGTTTATTATTTAACTACTGAAAGTAGAAAGAATGTTTTATATTTAAAAGATTATTTGTATAAAGATAGTAATATATTTTTATCTAGAAAATTTGAAAAGATTAATATGGTAACCGCGAGTTAAGTTAGGAAATTAAAAAGTCTTAACTAATGTAGAGACTAGCCATTGAACCTGCTTATAGCAGAATAAAATATGGTCACGAGAGGTTCTCACCCTACTAGATAAAGCTAAGGGTGAATAGATAGTCCAGGTCCGTATGAAAGTACGGGTTGCCTGACTTGGGAAAAAACTTCCAATATTATGGAAACAATCACAGACGATAGACTACGTAAGATTCTTATCCCTGGTTTATTAGGTGCATCGACTGCACAACAGTTCTTTTTCTGCTTAGAAGAAATAGCATCTCTTGCTCCTATGTCTGAATATGTACGCCTTGGTAATTTACAAGATGATGATGGCATTAAAGCTATTTTACCGCAGAAAACAAGCGGTTTATTTGGTCTTGGATATTCGCTTCCAGCGTACTGTACTAAAGAAGAAGATTTTCTAGGTGCATGTTATGTTTTTAATGTAATGGCTAACATTCTAGACAACAAACCTCGTAAAGAGATACTAGTCACTAGTGTTATTTCATTGATGACTAAAGCTCAAACAATTGATAACAAAACTTTGCCACGTAAGATTGGTAAGTCTGCTGCTTATAAAGCTATGCGTAAAAACCACATGACTGCTTTTGCTGATATTGATGTGTAAATTTTAGAGGAGATGGGAGGTTAGACCTCCCGTTTATTTTTTATGGAAGAACTAATACAAACTTATAAAACTGAGCTGAAAGGTATTGGGGAGAAGCTAGCTTACGTTGCATTTACTAATCATGGTTACGATATACTTAGTGCTCGTAACATATCACATAAAGACATTAAGAGCTTTGTTGTTACTATGTTCTTTGCTACTTATACTGATGATGAGAATACAACAGAGGTAGAACTAGATGTCCGTTTTACAGTTTATGTAGATGCTGGTCAACGTAATAATCAAGAGATCACCTTCATGTTTCAAGATGAAGAGATACTTAGTGCCATCATTGAAAAAATACATAATATAGACTTTGGATACACTCAGAAACATGAGTGGAGTTTCTCTAAGCCTAATGCCATTCAACTCTTTGATGCCCAATTAACTTTAGATGAAAAACTAGGGATAGAATAGTATGCCAATATTATATGATAGATTACTTAAAAGTCAGGAGAAGAACGCAGTTCCTGATGAGCCATCAGGATTTAGCTATGATAAGAAGTTAATAATCATTCATAACTTAAGAGCTCGTATTACTTGTAATGACTCTGCCCTTAGAGGTCTACTAACATTTGTGGACCATAAGGTTGTTAAAGAAGGACATCCTATGTTTAATTCTATTGCCTATACTAATGGTGATAAGATGTTCTTCGCTGACAAGTTCTTCACTTTGGAGATTCCTGTACAATGTGCGACTATCTTGCATGAGATGTTCCACATTGTATTCCGTCATGTTAACCGTGGTCGCAGGAGAATACATACGCTCTGGAACATAGCAACTGATGCTATTATCAATGAGTCTATTGGATTTAAAGAAGGCCAAGTAATGGAGGCTACTCAACATATATACTTTATTAAAGAATGGTTTGTTAACCTTGATAGTTTATATGAAGAGTTCAATATTCCTCCCCATGAACAACGCCACTATAATCAATGGACTTCTGAAGAACTCTATGAATTCTTAATTAAGAAGCTGGAGCAAGATCTTGAAGAAGAGCTTAAGCAACAGCAAGAACAAGAAGAGAAAGAGGAGAAGGACAGTGAAGGTGAAGGTGAAAGTGAAGAAGTAGATGAGGAAGTAGATGAGGAAGGCGACCCTAATGTTAAAAAGGGTAAGAAAGGCACCGGTGGTGAGAAGAAACCTAAAACACCTAAGAAGACTGGCATCCAAGGTAATACACCTGGTAATAATCAACAAGGTGACGATCCTGAATCAGAGTCTAGACTTGATAAGATTGAGAAGAGAATTCAAGATATCTTAGACAAGTTACGCAAAAAGCATCAAATGATGGCCGGTGATGACATGAAAGAAGGTCAGGCTACTAAAGAAGATGTTGTTAACGACTCAATTAATGATGCTATCTGGACACAGAGATACAACAGGGCTAAAGCTCAATCTCATTCTTCTACTAACTCTATCCTTGGTAGAGTTAATCCTGATGTCTATAAGCCACAGATTCCTTGGTATAAAGAGTTGCGTAATTATCTTGTTAAACGTTGTATGCCTTTGACTGAGAACAGCTGGCTTCGACCTTCCCGTAGACTACCTGGTTTACGTAGTGCTGGTAGTAAAACATATTTACCTGGTATCCAGAACGTGAAAGGTCTGGATAAATTGATGGTTATTATTGATACATCAGGTTCCTGCTTTAACGAAGAGGAATTGACTATGTTCTGTACTGAGATACAGAGTATTCAAGAGTCTACTAATGTAGAGCTCGCACTTATCTTTGCTGATACAGAGATACGTGCTGAGTTTATTGTTAAAGCTGATGGGACTCCACTTCTTGACAAGATTAAGAAGGGTTGGGTTAAACCTGCAGGGGGCGGTGGTACAGATATGATTACTCCTTATTTAGAAGGATGTAAAAAATATAAACCCATGTTAACTGTGATTGCATCCGACGGTTGCTTTAAAGCACATTGTAGGTTATAATTAACACATAAGTTAATTAATAATACTATGACTAAAAAGAAAATTGTAGGTATTTACTTACTCAAAGTTGAAAAATATAGATATGTTGGACAATCTATAGATATAAATACAAGAGTAAGAGCACATAAAAGCCATCTAAAACTTAATAAACATAATAATCAAATACTTCAAAATGCTTATAACAAACATCAAATGTTTGACTATGAGATACTTTGGGAAGGGCCTAGTAATAAAGCCCTACTTGAAAAAATGGAGCAAAAGTTTATTGATGAATTAGATAATAGTGTCAAAGCTAACATAGCTAATGCATCTTTGCATGGACCTAGAACTAAAGAGCATAAAGATAAAATATCTAAAGCTCATAAAAGATCTAAGAAGGTTCAAGCATCTATAAAAAGAGCTATGAAAGCACGATTGGAAAATGGTCAAACTTTAACAAAAGAAAGACAATCTGAAAATCGTAGACAACTTAATGAAGTATCTAGAAATAGATATTTTACTTATACTAAGTTCTCTTTTCAAAAAGGAGAACAAAATATTGTGTCAACTGTTTATGAGTTTGCTATGATAACCGGTATTAATAAACGGTCTATAGAAGCAATGCTGAATCATAGGCAAACAAATACTTACGGATGGACTTTAAATGCTGTAGCCGTCGTTAAAGAAGGTGAATTGCTGGAAGGCTAAGTGAGAGATCATATGCTAATCAGCAGCGAAGTCTAATAGGGATATTAGAAACGTTCAGAGACTAATTAAAGTAATCTAGAACAGATGAAATAGACACGAGCGCCTTCTCATATTAAATACTTAATATGAAAGATATAGTCCGATACTCTAACGAAAGATAGAGATCTAAGATAAAGAGCTTAGTATTAACAATTGTACTGCCAATTCCCTACTAAACAACAAGTAGGTAGACGTGATCTCATATGGGTAATCAATACTAATGTAGAGGTACCTAAAGAAGCTGGTAAAGCTTTATATATTCACCCTCAAGATAGATAAGTTATAGGGCTCTAGAGCCCTATTATTATTATTATGGATAAAGTAAGATTTAATAAAGACACAGAAGAGATAAGTATAGAACACTACTATAGTGAGGAACCTATAATATCTATATATGAAAATATAAGTGGCGATATTACATTTGAATTGACTGACGGAGAATACACAGCGGCTTTAACTAAAGCTGATGTACATATACTTATACAATATTTACAGGAGATAGTTAAGCATGAAGTTAAGTAAGAATGATAACTTCAAGTACTTTGAAGGTAAAGAACAGATTCAAATGGGCTTAGACTTAGATAATACACATAGTATTATGAGTCTGCTGCGTAATAGTATTTATTCCGATCCAATCTCTAGTTGGGTAAGGGAGCTGTATAGCAACGCAGTAGATGCTCATGTGCGTGCGGGAGTTACTACTCCTATTGATGTACTTATTGAACCACGCGATGGTGGTTATGTATTTGTGATACGTGACTATGGTAATAGTATGAATAAAGATACTATTGCCAATATCTACGCCAAAATGGGTAAGTCAGATAAAAGATCTGGTAACACTGAACATGGCGGTTGGGGTCTAGGTGCCAAATCACCATTAAGTTATACAGATCATTTTTGGATTGAGACTTGGACTGAAGAGCAAGGACATAAGACTTACCGTAAATGGGTACAGTACATTGATTCTTCTCGTATTGGTGCATTGTCTTTACTAGAAGAAGATGAGTGGTTGTCTGATATGGAAAAGACAGGTACTCAGGTTACTATTCCATTTGAATCTAAAGATTTATCAGCAGTTAATACAGCGCTAGGATTTTATTTATCTTATACAGATGCACAGTATAACTTGCTTGGTGATACAGCTAAGGACTTAGAGATTGGTAAACCATTCTATACCCACTATGGTAAAGGATGGGCTATAGATTTAACTGGACAGGATTCTTTCTGGGTCAGTGAAATTAACGAAGGTCTGATTATTGTAGGGGATATTCCTTACCGTCTAGACTTTAATACCCTCTTTGCCTACTTTAGGAACAATAGCAAAGACTTATTACCTATAGCTCAAGCTAAAAGACCTAGGTATATAGATACAGAAGATAGAAACAAAATACTCTATACAGAATTTCTTAATGCTATGTCTTTCCATAAGTTTGAACAAGTGGTAGGGATTGGTACGGTAGATCTTAATGCTAGTCGTGAAGACTTACAGTATACAGATAGAACTTGTAGACATTTGTTTAGTTCATTCTATGATTTATTCTTACAAGTATATAAATTTGTACTTATAGATCTTGTATATCACCCTAACTATCCTGAAGCTTGTATTACGTATGAGGAAAAGTACGAAGGTGGGTTTAAGACTCATTTCTTAAAGAAAGTTAGATGGGCTAAGGAAGATCTAGCCTTTGACACTAACCCTAGAATCTTTAAGATATCAAATAATAAAGAGTACTGTACCTATACTTTAGATACTATTCGTACAACTAACAATAAGTCAAAGAATGTATTACGTAGAGGTTGTAATAAGTATATGATGACCGGTTGTCAAAGGTATGAAATTATCGTACAGGATACAGACTATAAAAACTTTAGCAAGTTTGTTAAGTATTATGCTCTTGAGAAAGACAATGCTACTGTATACCAATATGAGTACTTATGTATTCATCCTCTTGACTTAGAGAATGTATATGATTGGATATTAGAAAGTACTAATACTATTAAGTTATCTAAGTTGATTGCAGACTTTAAAGAGAACGCCCCAGCTACAGCAGGTAACACAGCTAGTACAGGTACATTTAAAGTACTAACATACAGGGCTAAGAATGAGAGATCTAGAGCTGACGGTATCACTCAATACTTTGACTATGATGAGGTTGATATCAACCCTGATTCAGAGAAGTATTATATTGACAAGACGGAGTGGCATAATCTACCAAAACATCTTCAAGATATAAGAAGTGATTCTTATTACTATGGTAACCGCACCTCTACTGCTCTTACTGAATACTTACAAGTAAAAGGCATAGACAAACGTGATCTAGTGTTTACTTCTAAAGTTACTCGTAATTTTAAAGATGATAACTGGATTAATTTTATAGACTTACTTAAAGAAGACTATAAGAAGTATCACAAGGAGGAGGCTAATGTTGTTAAGTCATTGTTTACTTGTACATATGTAGAGAGACAACAACCTGTGTTTTTTAGTCTAAACAAAAGTGAAATAGCAAGGAAGGATAGTCATTACTTATTTTTAAGAAGGTATTATCAAGAACATGTTGATAACTTAAAAGATAAAAATGAGGCCATAGTTTTCTTAGCATTAACTAATAATATAGTTAGGGATGCTCATCAGAATAGAGGGGGTACTTACTCCCACTACGATGAAGGTAGAACGGGATGGCTTAAAGAGCATGAGCCCACCTGTCTTAAAGTCTTGTCTATGTATCAGGCTTACCTAGCTGCTTTACCATTTCTTAAGTGGTTTGATGAGTATGAAAGAAGAGATACTTATGAATTAACTGATGATAATTACATAGAGTATATTAATATTATGGAAGAGAAGTACAACTTGTATGTAACAGAAGAGCCCCAGGAGGAGACTCCCAAGGCTTCTGAGTTTAGGTTATTAGAACAGAGATTACCTAGCCTATATCTTCCGGTATAACTGGAAGTCTAACTGATTTAGGGTCATCTGTTTTATCTAGGTTACGAAGGGCTGCGCGGTATTTAATCCACGCTGCTTTTTGTTCTTCACTATAAGTTGCTTGTACATCAGGTAACTGAGTAAAGTCTGAGGCTTTAAGTAGCCTAAGTTTAATACCAGCTAAGGCATTATAGAAGTAGTCTTTATCTACTACAATATGAGGCTTTAGTTTTTTTGCTCTAGCTATTAGCTCATCTTGTTCGGCTTCTGTAAGACCTGCTTTAAATAAATTAACAGGGCGTACTAAAGCTACAGCTTGAGCATGCTCTTGGATCTTTTGATGTCTTTTAGCTTCTTGTTTGTTTCTATACTCAATATAAATAGCATAGGAATCTAGTAAGAGTTCGTTATAGAACTTATCATAGTCTCCGATGTCTTTTTTGGTCCCGTCTTTATAGATGATACAATTACGACCAGATGCTTCTTGGTAGTATACAATCTTAATGTTGTCATCAAAAGCATACTTAGGGAACTGTCGCTTAACAAAGTCGTTAGAAAATTTATAACCTTCTACTTCAAAGCGCCCGCTAGTATAGTTTAATGTTTTAAAATACATAGTCTTATGTTTTAATAATAAAGTTTACACCTACACTGGCTTGTCTTACATCAAATACTACGCTGCCACCTGTAGCTCCGGTATCACCGCTAGAAGAACCTCCATTAGAGGTAGTTAGTACACCGCCTGCATCGTCAGTTCTATTAATTCCAGTAAAAGGAGGTGGATAAATACCAATAGTAGTGCTACCTACAGCGGGGCCCGCTACTGGGCCATTAAGAGCAGTATTGGGATAATTATTTCCTTGATTTGGATCATCACTTTGAACAGAAGTTAACTCACCACCGCTATCATCTTCATTACCACCGCCTAACGCAACAGTACGGAAAGGACTTAAAGTATGACTATGATCAGGAAGATTGCCAATAGAATGATCATGGGCTTGGATAGACAAACCGTGATAGTGTGTGGTATCTACGGTATGTGTATGATCCCCCACACCTGATGTGTGAGTATGAGAAGGTAGATTATTCTCATTAATATTTTTAAGGTTACTAAACTGGTATGTTGGATTAATGTTTAAGTTTGTAGACAGGGCGCCAAAAGGAATTCTATCTCTTAGGTCAGGAACACTAAATGAACTGGCATTAGCAGAACCATATCTAGTGGAAACTACAGCAAACAATGCACTATATGTAGTTCTACTATGAGATCCACCATCACAATATAAGAAACCACTAGGAATAGTTGTACCTGCATAAGCAAGGATGGTACCAGTAGGAATAGCATCTCCTAAACTACCAGTGAGAGTATTGATTTGAGCTTGAAGAAGAGCGTCCGCATCAATTCTATCTTGGATTTCATTATCAATATCAATACGATGGCTATCTGTAATAATAGTAAATTTACTATCTACAGTAGAGTCAGCTTGAATTCTGTCATTTACTTCATCATTAAGTAGATTCTCAATCCTTGTAATCTCACTTATACGATCTTGAATCTCATCATCAATCTTATTATCTAAATTATCATCGCCATTAATTCTATTTTGAACTTCATTAGGAATAGTGCTATTGACAATAGTGTTCACTTGTCCTTCTAGAACATCAATGTCATCCTCAGCTCTCTTCATACGACCATTGTTAAGGTCGTCATCTAATGCTGTTAATCGTGGTTCTAAGTTGTTAAAGTTATTATCAACTGTTTGAGTTAAGTCAAAGATATCACTAGCATTAGCATTAATGCCGGGTGTTAATGTGTTATCAATTGTATTAAGGTTAACAGTAATAGAGTCAGTATTATCTTGAATCTCTGCTCTTAATGTTGCTTCTAATACACTAAGGTCATTTGCAATAGAACCTGTTGCGCTTAGGTCATCTTCTATTTGTGTAATACGATTAGTATTATTAGTTATATCTGCTTCAATACTAATGATGACGGGATTGACTTCCAAGCAAGCATCCAAACCAGTGATAGTACTGGCACAATCTTGTGTACCAATGTGGTTTGCTCTATCTTGTAAGATGTCCAGATTCTCATCGTATTCATCACACGTGAGTGCTCTGCCCTCATCTCCAATTTTCTTAGGGTTTGCCATATTAATAAGTTTAGTAGGGGTGTCTCTATAATTATAATGTTATAGCACATTGTCTGACAATTATATGCAATAGAAAAGGGCCGAAGCCCTTTATGTTTTAAAGGTCATATAGGTCAATGACAAACTTTGTCAGCGCTGATCTTATAATATCATCATAATTAAAGTGAATTAACCCAAAGTTTATGTCACATTCTTCTTTGGTTTCATGTAGCATCTCAATTTTCTTAGCAAGGCGCCACTCTAAATCACGCAATCCATTTTTGAAAGGATCGATATCACATTGGGTAGGGTCACCAAGTAATACCATCTTACTTCCCTCACCTTTACGTGTAAGTACAGTCTTCATTTGTTTAGGAGTTACGTTCTGAGCTTCATCTATAATGATGAATCTATTGTGGAAGGAACGTCCTCTCATCATCATGAAGGGAAGAACTTCTATGCGGCCATCTTCTAACAGAGCATCAATTGTTCCTGGCTTCATAAATAGTTCTAAATTATCCATGATTGGATAAGCTAAGTGCCTTACTTTTTCTAGTAAGTCCCCTGGCAAGGCCCCAATGTCTTTCTCTTCTCTATCATCTACGTTAGATCGTACATAGAGGATCTTTTCAATAGGGGAATCTGGGTTATTGATTAATTGTATACCGGTAAATAGCGCTAAAAGCGTTTTACCGGTTCCGGCCTCACCTGACCCAATTGTTAAGACATTGTTCTTCATACTCTTAACGAATTGTTTTTGATGTACATTGACAGGTTTAATATACTTAGTTGTTTGGATCTTGCTATTAGAAGAGCAAGCCATAGCAGTCTCATTAATGAAACGTGTATGTGCCTGCTCAATGTAGGCTTGCGCCTTTCTACGTTTAGACATAGCTATATTTAACTAGGGGAGAGAGGTTTACACATACTATAATATAGAAAAGAACAAGAAAATAATAAGCAAAAGATATGTCAGAATATATTTCCCCAGCAGACGCCGCTTACTTTGGAATCATTGATGCTATTAACCAATACGGTGATGAGCATAGTGACAGGACTGGAGTAGGCACTAAGAGAGTCTTTGGCGGCATGTTTAAGTTTGATTTGATGGAAAGCTTTCCTATTATTACATGTAAGAAAGCATCCTTTAAGAATACATTGGCTGAGTTATTGTGGTTCATTAGCGGTAGCGTTAATGTTAATGACTTAGCAAAGATTAAAAAAACAGCAGAACCATGGTGGAGACCATTCCAACTTGATGAGAGTGGTGATTTAGGTCCTATGTATGGTAGACAACTGCGTGACTATAACGGTCAAGGTATTGATCAAATAAGCAAAGTAGTAGCTAAGCTTAAAGAATCTAAGGATAGTAGGCGTATACTTATGACTACTTATAATCCTATTGAAGTAGACTTAGGTGCTTTATATCCTTGTCATGGTTTGATGACACAGTTTATGGTGGATAGTGAGAACAGGTTACACATGAGTACTTTGCAACGTTCGGCAGATTGCGGAATTGGAATTCCACACAATTGGATTAGTTATTCATTACTACAGATCATGTTTTGTCTTGTGTGTGGGTATGTACCTGGGCAATTAACTTACTTTGTTAACGACCTACATATTTATAATAATCATCTTGATGCATTAGTTAATATGGAGCGTAAGTCATTCTCCCAACCTCAACTAGAGGTTAATGATACTGACTTGGTTGATAAGTCTATGTATGACTTTACAATAGATGATTTTAAACTTTTAAACTATAAAAGTGGACCTCTTATTAAATTAGAGATGGCAGTATAATATATGAGGGAGTTAAAAAAACTTTGTGGCTTATCTAATATATGGTTAGCACATATAAGTGCTAACGGTATTAGTAAAGGTTATGTAGAAGTAGCTCCCGGTCGTAAGTCTTGGTATGTACCTTTTATATGGGGTACTACCTACTTATATATTGCGGAAGGTACTTTTAAATTGATTAATAGTAAAACAAGGAGATGATATGGAAGATATTAAGAAACAATTAGAAGCTCTAGTCAAAGACAACAATAATCCTTTGGGTAATGCCCCTATTCGTAGACCACGGCGTAAGTATAAAGGTAACTTGGTTAAGCTAGACTCTGTTACTGGAGAGTATTTTTATGTCTAGGATTATAGCTATAGCAGCAATAACACATGATGGTATTCTTGCTATTGATGGTAAGATGCCATGGGATTGTCCCGAGGATCTACGTAGGTTCCAACGTTTGACTATTAACAATACAGTTATTATGGGGCGTAAGACTTGGCAAAGTCTAGGTAAGAAATGTTTACCTAATAGAGTTAACTATATAGTAAGTAGGGCATGTACAGAGAGATTCTCTTTGATTAAAGATACTACAGCTAACTGTTTTACACACATAGACTATGCTATTAATGAGTCACAGTTAAGACATCCTGACAATGATATTTATATTATGGGTGGTGCCTCTATTTACATGCAAACGTTACCTATATGTGATGAATTAGAACTGACTATAATAGAAGAGAGCCTAGTTAATAGAGAAGGTAAAGACGTACTATATTTAAAAGAGTACTCTAAAACTATTGATGCTTTATTTGATTTAGAGTCTAAGTTTAAAACTCCCTATGCCACGTATAAAAAATATAAACGAAGAGCGGCTTCTTACCGCTTTAAAGACAGGACAATTCTCTCGCCGTAGAAGACCAAGTCCTGTTAGATATTTAACATTAACGCAAGCTCTTACTAAAGTTAACAATCATAAGTTAGCTAAGGAGCTTGCTTTTTGTTTATCTACAGATACTTATTATAGATTTGCTACAACTGATAGGTATATACTTGCTTATAATATACTGCCCCTTAAAAACTGGGACAATGTAGCTGTAGTGCAGTTAGAAAAGAAGGTGAGCAAATTTAAAGACATTGTCTGTGTTAATCTAGAAGAATATACAGATACGTTTAGAAGTACTTATACTACATTTATGAGACTTGTTCTAACAGAGCTAAAAGAGATTAGGAGAAACAAATTATGACGCCAGATCCAAAAGGATTTCCACCTGGTCAAGGTCCTGGAGATATTGATATGGTACTAGGAGCTGTAATACAGAATCCTTTTAAAAAGAAGCCTATTAAAATTATGAGTAGTGAGGATGAATTCTCTGAGCTACGTGGGAAGATATTACAACCGGGTGAAAAACTTGAGGTTAATCTATTTATACCTGCAGGTTATAGAGAATTTATTAAGCCTACTAAATTTAAAGGCCAAGAGTATTTGTACATAGGTCTACGTGATAAAGACCAGGCAGACCCTGTTATACACATACCTAAGCTGTAGCAGGTGTTACTACCATAAAGACACTTACAATTATTGGAGTGTCTGTAGCACTATTACCATCACCTCCTCCATTAACTTCAAGGGGATTCATTAGTCTGATGAATTTAGGGTAGGCTATATCAGGAGTGAAAGCAGCAGGTGTAACCATTACTCCTCTATCTTGAGCATACAATCTAGCTAAGGTTCTAGGGGCAGTAGCTAAATTACCTAATGTATCAGCAGTAGAGTATAGAAATTGGTACTCACTTTTGATATATACAGAGCGAAGGAAGCCTGCTTGTAATAACTCAAGATTAATATCATATACACGATCTGTTATAGGAGTCATATAAGGAGTAGGTAGCAATGCTACCTCTGCTTTATGAATCTCTCCATTAATAATAGCGTTAGTATTGTATTGCACTTGTTGTTGAACCACATCTTCTGAAGACATTTCATTAGGAGGGTCGATAACTTGAGTAGTACCAGTAAAAGTGACATTGTATTTTAAATTTAGAACTGTAGACATATGTTTGATGATATAGAATTAGCTGATTGCCCAGAAGAGTACGCCTTTAACTGTAAGAACTATGAGATTAAATGTCATGAGTGTAAAGCAAACAATTCAGGGAAGTATTTACAGTATAAACCTATAGATCAGACTCTTAATGCGCACCCTCGTTCTATTAAGAAAAAGAAAAGTGTTGTATCTTATAGTCGTAAGGGTAGAGCTGAAGAAAAAAAACTAATTGAGAAGGACCCTCTACTGAAAGCTAACCACCTTAGTGGTATGGTTGGTGGGGATGGTGATGCTCATATGAACCTACGTAATATAGGTAGAGTTCGAGTGGAGATTAAGTTTAGGTTTACAGAGAATGGTAAACGATATCCAAGTGCGAAGGAGTATAGAGAAGCTAGGACCCAAAATATAGGGATTATCCTAATAAATTTAAAGGTAGGTAGAACTCGAGAAACATACGCCTATATGACCTTTAGATTATTTACTACAATATGGAGAGTATTACTATTTCATTCAGACCTTAACGTTTATACTAGCGACTATCAATATGGAGAGATACATGAGTTCTATAAAAGACGTGGTGTGCCTAGAGGTGGAGCATGTGAGAGACAAGCATTCTTTTTAGGTGAGGAGCAGTTTAGTTCTACTAATATAAAGAAGGATGAGATGATACATTACTCACGGATGGTAGTATACAAGAATGATTATGGTCAGTATGTAATAA